GTGAACCTTACCGTACCCTGCTCGGACTGCGACGGCACAGGCGACACGACCGGCATCTTGCTCACCAGCATGCCGCCTCAGCCCAAGCCGAGCGCGCCGTGCTCCGGCACCGCGCAGGCGACGGCCGCGACCGGCGACGACCGCGAGGCCGCCCCTGTCCCTCCGGCGAGCCATTGGGACAAGCCACCGCCGATCACCCCCGAGCTGATCGAGGAGCTGCGCCACCGCGCCCGCACCTTCATCCGCCAGAAGTACCCGCTGACCTACGAGCGAGGCCTGATCGAGCTGATATCCACGCCCGAGTGGAAGGCGGCCTGGATCCTGGCCGAGATCCTCAAGGCCGACGCCGCCCCGCGTGCCGACTGAGCGGGACGTGACGATGACCGACGCGGAACGCGACGCGCGCGATCAGGCGCTGGCGGAGATCTTGACCTTTGAGATGCTGGCGGCCGGCGTCGAGGAATTCAAGCGCGCGCAGGTCGCGATCGCGGACGCGGACAAGACCGGCAATGTCGCAATCGGCTGCATCTGCGCCCGCGTGTACCTCGCGATGCGCGCGGCCGAGCCGAACGGGCCGGAGGCGTCGCTGCCGGCCCATGGTCTAACGCCGGGCTGCCAGTAGGCCGCCAATCCAGCGTTTGACGGATCGGCACAGGTTCCTCGGCCGCCCCGAGATTACGGACGGCAAGCCGGACGATCTGATTGGTGGCCGAGTAAAACAGACAAGAGGAAGTGATGAGCGAAGCATTTTGGAAGATCGTTGACGGTCATGGGCTCGATTGCATCCCGAGCGACGAGCACGAGGCACTGTTGACGATCTGCACCCGCCTCGTGCGCGCCGAGGCCGAGCGCGCCGCAGATCACCGCCGCGTCACGAGTGCCCTGGAACTCTCGAATGCGTGGCGCGAGCGGGCCGAAGCTGCGGAGGCCGAGCGCAACAGGCTGCGGGGGGCGCTGGAGAACAGCAACGCCCTCCTGGCGGCCATGCTGCACGAGAAGCCCGACGATGCGGAGATCTCGGCGCAGATCACCGAGAACCGGACGGCGATCCTTGGCCGCGCCGCCGTGGATCCGCCTTCGCGGCGGCGCGGGTTCGCGGTGAAAGACTCGTACTTTACGGACGACTGATCGCAGCGGCCCGGACAGTGGGACGGAGGATGAGATGTGGCTCGCGCAAGCCTTCTACGCCGATGAGCACGGCAAGAAGTGGCAGGTGATCGACGCCGCTTTGACCCCTGATCAGGTTGACGGTGCGATCCGCCGGCACAAGCAGGAGGGCGGCTGCCATCTCGTGGAGCTGTGGCAGCACGCCGGTTGCTTCCACGCAATCGGGTGAGGCGGAGGCGGTTCCGCCCAGGAGAAAGGCCCCGGCTTGCGCCAGGGCCGATCCCGTCTCCGCTGCGAGCGCAGCCGCCGTTTCAATCCGCGCCCCGGAGGGCGATCCCCGCGCTGGCGGGGGAGAACGAGCCGCATCATGGCACTGCCGGCAAGGATCGCAAGGGAGAAGAAGATGCCACACTGCCTGTACGACACCGCCTGGGTCGTGGACGACGACCAGCGCGAGCTGTCCCTGAGTCACCTCCGGGCGCAGCCCTGAAACGCCCGAAAAGCCCCCTGCCGGTCAGGGCAGGGGGCCAGGGGCCTCGAAGGCCAGATGTCGCACGGGGCGCCCCCTTACGGGGCGCCCCTTTCCCGTTCGCCAGGATGCCCTTGGACGGCCCAGATTTGGCCCAGGGCGGCCGCGGATGAGCCGGAGAAGGGCCTGTGGGCGCCCCTTAAGGGGCGCCCCAGCCGCCGGACGGCTGGCCCCCGCCATTGCGGCCCTGCATCTCCCGAAATCGACGCTCGAGCTTGCGATCCTCGTAGTCGGCCCGGATCAGGGCCAGCAGCGCTTCGACGGCTTCCGCCTGGGTCTTGGTGCTCTCGGCAATCGCGACCAGCGCCTCGACCAGCGCCTTGACGGGCGCCGCGGCCAGCAGCTCGGCCGGGTCGATCGGGTGGGGGGGACGTCCGCCTCCTTGCCCCCGCGCCGGTAAGCGGAGAGCCAGATGGCGATCACGACGACGAACATCACGGCGCTGGCGATCCCCTGGAGCCAGGGCGGCAGCGCCGCGATGGCAGTCTGGACTTCAGGCGGCATCGAGTGCGCGTCTCCGCTCGGCATAGCCAACGTCGAGTCCGGAACTCCAGACGTTCCACAGCTCCATGAGCAGGATCAGCCTGTAGATCCCGCAGGCGGCGCCGGGGACCGGGGAACTCCACGCCGAGAGCGTGACCTGAAGCCAGAGACCGCAGGCGAGGAACGCTGTCAGCGCGCGGATGTGGGGCGAGAACCGGAACCCTCGGTAGGTCCCGTTCACCGTCAGGGCTGCGATCCGCAGGCCGGCGACCGCCAGCATGAGAGCCCCCCAGGTTCCCTCGGGGGCGAGGCGGGCGAGGAGCGCCCAAGTCGGCTGGCACGGGAAGATGTCGGGCGGCGTCCCGAACGTCCAGCCGAGCTGAAGCAGCAGGGCCGCGGCGAACCACTCCGTCGCCCGGAGCCGGAAATGCCCCCAGATCCCGACCAGGAACCGGAGCAGCGCCGCCCGGCGCCGTTCCGCGCGCGCCCAGCGGGCGAGCGACGGGTCGAGCTGGGACAGCGCCCGGATCACCGCCCGCTCCGTCTCGCGACGGGACGGGCGCGCGGCGATCCCGCCGGGGAGCGGAGCTGCCGGGGGGATCTGCCAGGGCATCTCGATCATGCCGCCGAGAGCTGCCGCTTCACGGCGTCGAGCACCGCCGCCTCGCTGGCCGAGGCGTCGAAGGGCAGGGCGCGGAACAGGAGAGGCACGAGGGCGTCGGGCCCGCCCGCCGCCCTGATGATCGCCGCGGGCGCGTGGGCCTGGAGGTAGCGGACGCCGGATGCGATGACCTGGGAGCCGAGGTCGACCGTCAGGGGCTTGCTTGGGGCGGCGCCCGCGACGGCGTTGGTCCCGTAGGCGATCCCGTTCCGAACCATCGTCTCGATCCGCGCCTGGGTGAAGATCAGGCCCAGGACCGGCGCGTACTGCGCGATGGCCTTGGCCAGGACGCCGGTCAGGATCGGGACCAGGAAGGCGGTCGCGATGTCGCTGCCGGCCTTGATCCAGCTGGACACGTCGAAGCTGACGGTCGTGTCGGCCGCCAGGGCCGGGGCGGTGAGGGCGAGCGCGAACAGCGCCGCGAGCAGGGGCAGGCGGGTCATGGGAGGAGACCTCTTAGGAGGGGAGTTCGCGCCGCGGGGCCCAGTGGCGCGCGGGGTGGGAGGAGCGGCCCTATGGCCGCCGCCGGTGGTCAGTCATGCCAGGGCAGCTCGGGCGCCCGGTCGGCGCAGCAGAGGACGCCGGCCAGACAGGCGAGGCAGGTGATGCAGGCCCAGATCATCGCGGGGTCGGCGGGCCGCTAGCCCGCCAGCTCCTTGCCGCACGCGGGGCAGAGGTTCGGCGTGACCCGGGCGTCGGTCGCGCCCGGCTTCGGCGCCGCACGGGCGGCGACCAGCGCAGCCTCGACCGCATCGGCGGAGACGCGCGCCTTGTTCAGCCCGTCGCCCGCGTAGTAGCTCTGCCCGCGGCTGACGGCCCGCTTGAAGCCGGTCGTCGGGGCGAGGACCGGGAAGCTCGCCCACTCCTGGGCGAGCGCCAGCCCGAAGGCGACGTCGGTCAGCTTGCCGGCCGCCCACTTCTCGTAGCCTCGCCGCTTCAGCAAGTGGAACCCCAGCTGATCCTGAAGATCAGGCGAGAACTGTTCCTTGCCGGAGAGGTCAAGTTCCTTGACGAGCCCCTGAAGGGTCGCCTTCATGAACTGGTATCTGCCGGCTGCACTAGAGCCGAAGCGGTTCGTCCAGGCCGTTCCGCTCGCGATGACGTCCGCGATCGTCATCTGAACCAGCGGCGTCGGGAGTTTGCGCTGGTTATTGCCGTAGATGGTGCCGTACCCCTCCGGCGCCTCCTTCGAGGCGATGAAGTCGAGCAGGCGCGCCGCGGGGGCGGGGATGGACTGGTCCATGGACAGCCTCGGGATCAGGGGGGCCGGGAGGGCGGGGGAGGCCCGGCCGAGAGCGCCGGGCCGATCGAAAGGGGGCGCCCGCCAGCAGCACCGCGAGCGCCAGGGCGGGCGCGGTCATCACCGGGCGCCCTTGCCGCGCTGGACGGTCACGAAGCGGACGGTCAGGCCCCTCAGGGCCTTGGGGTCCGCGCTCGCCAGCAGCGTCTCCCCCTCGCCCAGGCAGACGGCCGGGCTCGCGGCCCCGCAGGGACGGGAGAGCTGGTCAAGGGCGCCCTCGGGGGTGTAGGCATCGATCGGCGTCCCGGCCGCGCAGACCAGGGCGACCAGAAGAAGGGCTGACGGCATGGGGACCTCCGGGCAGCGGGCAGCAAAAAGCCGCCCGGAGGCGGCTGTGAGGGCGGGGGGATGGGACGGGCGGTCAGCTCGCGGCGAAGAGGGCGGCGAGGTCAGCCTCGGCGTCGGACGCCACCCGGGCGCGGATCGGCGCCAGGGCCGCCTCGACCTGGGCGAAGAGGGCGTCGGCCTTGGCCGCCTCGGCCGGCTGGTAGACGGCGAGCGTCCCCATCCCGCCGACGCGGACCTCGATCGGGACGTCCGGGACGCCGGGGCCGGGGTAGCCCGCCGTGCCCTTGACCACGGTCAGGCCGGAGATGATCTGCTGCGCCCGCTGCTGGATGGCGGTCGCCTGCTCGAACTTGGTCATGGTCCTCTCTCCTTAGGTTGGCGGGCTTCGAGGGCGGCGAGGCGCGCTTCGAGGGCTGCGATGTGCGCCACCTGCCCCCCGATGAGGAGCAGGGCGAGCTGGTCGGGGCGGAAGCCGAAGCGGTCCCCGCCCTCCCATTCGTCGTGACAGACGAGGCCGTAGGCCCGCGGGTCGAGCCCGCGGGCCTCCGCCAGCGCGATCGCCCTCTGGACGGTCAGGCCGAGGTGATGGCGCGCCCCGCCCCCCTTCTCTGCGACGGAGGAGAGGAAGCGGAAGGTTCCGATCTCGGACGCGAGATCCTGCGCCCACGCGACCTCGGCCGGGGCGAGCGGGGCGACCTCGGTCTTTTCCCGGGCGTCGGACGTGTTGATCGACCCGACCTGGGCGTAGACCGTGCTCCAGGGGTTCGCGCTGCTGCCGAGGGTCAGCCCCCCGGCAGTGTTCGGGGTCAGGGCGGTCGTGGAGAGCCACAGCCGGTCCTGGGACCCGTCGTACCAGCGCAGGGTCGAGGCCGAGGCGTACATGGTCCAGTTCTGCGCGGCGCCGCCGCGGTCCTGGACGTAGATGCCGGCCGTCGTGCCGAGCGCCGAGAGCAGGCCGGTCGCGCTGACCGCGCCGCTGAACAGCGCGCCCGTAAGATCAGCCTTCGTCGGGTCGCGATAACCCTCGTGAAAGACCTTGTAAGCGGCGGCACCCGCGGACCATCCTCCGACTTTCCAATAGTTATCGGCGTCGATCCCGAAGTAAGCGGCATAGTAACCGGAGCGATGAAACTGCATATACGCCGCATCGGTCGATGCGCCGTTGCTCTTGATTTCAAGGCGGGCGAGGCTCCCGCTCGAAGTCGCCATCGCGCCGGTCGTGCCCTGGAAGCTCGCCGTGCCGCCCGTGAAGTTGGCGGACGTGCTGAAGGTCACGAGGCCGGAGAACGAGGCCACCGCCGCCGACAACGCCGGGACAGCGAACGTCGAGCCGTTCCAGGACCAGACGCTTCCGTTGGTGGTATCCCAGACACCTACGGCGGTCGCGGTCGCGTACTGGTAGATATTCCGCGAGGTGCCAACCTGGGCGTTCCACGGGTGTTTCTCCGCGGAGCGCGCATCGAGAGCGATGATGTCCGACGCGCTGGACGAGATCGCCGCGGAGAGCGTGAGCCCGGTGAAGGTCGGGCTGCTCCCGGTGGTCAGGCCGGAGATGTCGGCCTGGGCCAGGGCGACCGCTCCAGTCTTCCCGGCCACGGACGTGACCGGGAAGGCGATCGAGGCGGTCCCGACCGCCGTCACCAAGCCCTTGGCGTTGGCCGTGATGACCGGCACGACGGTCGTTGAGCCGAACGAGCCGACGTTGCTGTTGACGGTCGCCAGGGTCGCGGCGGCGGTCGCGTTCGCGGAGCCGTCGAAGCTGACCGACCAGGAGAGGTCCCCGGTCGCGGAGATGGACCGGGCCGCGGCCAGCTTGGTCGCCGTCGCGGCGTTGCCCGAGAGGGTGGCGACCAGCGTTCCGGCGACCGTGAACAGGCTGCCGTCCCAGGACCAGATGTTCCCCGAGGTCGAGTCGTAGACGCCGACCCCGCTCGCGGAAGCGTACTGGTAGACCTGCCTGCCGGCCGCGGTGGTCGCGAGCCAGAGGTTCTTGGCCGCCGCGGAGGCGTCGACCGAGAGGACGTTCGTGGCCGCCGTCGTCAGGGTCGCGCCGACCGTGAACGTGCTCCCGTTCCAGGCCCACACGGTCCCGGCCAGAGAGTCGTAGACCCCGGTCCCCGACGAGGACACGAAGGCATAGACGTTGCGCGAGGTGCCGGTCTGCGCGACCCAGGGGTGCTTCTCGGCGCTCCGGGCGTCGAGGGTCATCAGGTCGACCGCCGTGGTCGCGATCGAGGCGGACAGGGACAGGCCCGTGAAGGTCGGGCTGTTGCCGGTGCCCAGCCCCAGGACTGTGGCGCCGGCCGCCGCGGAGGCGGCGGTCAGGACGGCCCGCCCGGGCGTGCTGCTGTCCGTGATCGCCGTCGAGCCGATGGCGATGGCGGTGGCGCTCGCGGCCGTGACCAAGCCCTTGCCGTTCACGGTCAGGGCGACGGAGGTCGAGGCCGAGCCGAAGCTCCCCGGGGCGCTGTTGACCGTCGCGAGGGTCGCCGCCGCGGAGGCGGCGGCCGACCCGTCGAACGACACGGACCAGGAGAGGTCCCCCGAGGCCGCGATCGAGCGCGGGGTGGCGAGCTTCGAGGCGGTGCTGGCGTTGCCCGAGAGACTGCCGGTGATCGCGCCGCTCGCGGTCAGGTTCGTGACCGAGACGGCGCCGCCGAGCGTCAGCGTCGAGCCGGACCATGACCAGACCGTCCCGTTCGTGGAGTCGTAGACCCCGACCAGGGACGAGTTGGCGAAGGCGTAGATATTCCGCCCGGTCGCCACGGCCGCCACCCACGGCCGGAACTCCGAGCTGCGCGCGTCGACCGAGAAGCCGGTCCCGTAAGTCGAGACGATGGGCCCGGACAGGTAGGCGCCGGCGCTGGTCAGGGTCCCGGAGGCGGTCAGGCTCGCGATCGACACCGTCCCGGCGAGCGTGAAGGTGGTCCCGTCGTAGCCCCAGACGTTGCCGGAGGCGCTGTCGAAAACGCCGACGCCCGAGGCCGAGGCGTACTGGTAGACCTGTCGACCCGCGCCCGTAGTGGCGAGCCAGAGGTTCTTCGCGGTCGCGGAGGCGTCCACGGACAGGACATTGACCGCGCTCGTGGTCAGCGTGCCATTGACCGTGAAGGTCGAGCCGTTCCAGAACCAGACCGCCCCGGCAAGGCTGTCGTAGACGCCCGTGCCGGCGGAGCTGACGGTCGCGTAGATGTCCCGGCCGGTGGCGATCTGGGCCGTCCAGGGATGCCGCTCCGCGCTCCGGGCGTCCATTTGGAGCCCGTCCACGTAGCTGCTGACCAGTGGCCCGGACAGGTAGGCCCCCTGGAAGGAGGGCGCGTCCGTGGCCCCCAGGCCGAGCGCAGAGGCCCCCGCGGCCGCGCTGGCCGCGGTCAGGACAGCCCGGCCCGGGGTCGTGCTGTCCGTCACCTGCACCGCCGGGATCGCGACCGTGGCCGCGGCGGTGGCGTTCCCGGCCCCGTCGAAGGAGACGGACCAGGAGACATGCCCGGTGGCACTGATCGTGCGCGCGGTGGCGAGCTTGGTCGCGGTGTTCGCGTTTCCGGCGAGCGACCCGGAGAAGCTCCCGCTGATCGTCCCGGACGCGACGAGGTTGACGACCGAGACGGTTCCCGCGAGCGCGAAGGTGGAGCCGTTCCAGCTCCACACATTGCCGGACGTCGAGTCGTAGACGCCGACCCCGGCCGGGCCGGCATACTGGTAGACCTGTCGACCCGTCGCGGTCTGGGCGAGCCACAGGTTGACCGTCCGGCCCTGCGCGTCCGCCTTCAGCACGTCGACGGCGGGAGAGACGATGGTCGCGCCGACGTGGAACCCGGTCGCCGGGGTCCAGTACCAGACGTCGCCGTAGGTCGAGTCGTAGACCCCGACCGACGCCGCGCTGGCGAAGGCGTAGGTGTCCCGGCCCGCCGCGACGGTGACGACCCAGGGGTGGACCTCGTGCGCGGTCGCGTCCGCGCGGATGATGTCGACCGCACTCGAAGTGAGCGGGCCGGCCGCGCTGACCGCGTTCGCGGTCAGGACGCCGCCGACGATGAACTGGGTCCCGTTCCAGCCCCAGACGTTGCCCTGGAGGCTGTCGTAGATCCCGACGCCGCTCGCGCCAACGTACTGGTAGGTATTCCGCCCGGCCGCGACGGTGGCGAGCCAGGGGTTCTTCGCGAGCGCGCTGGCGTCGATCGAGAGGACGTTGACCGCGGGCGTCGTGAGGGAGCCCGTGACCGCGAAGGTCGAGCCGTCCCAGGCGTAGACGTTGCCCGCGAGGCTGTCGTAGACGCCCGTCCCGGTCGAGGCGACCCAGGCATAGATGTTCCGCCCGGTTCCGGTCTGCGCGACCCAGGGGTGACGCTCTCCGGTCCGCGCGTCGAACTCGAAGCCGTCGACGTAGGACGACACCAGGGGGCCCGAGAGGTAGGCGCCCCGGAATGCGGGCGCGTCCTCCGGGCCCAGGCCGAGGGCCGCCGCGCCGGCCGCCGCGTCCCCGGTCAGGACCGCGAGGCCGGACGGAGAGGCGTCCGTGATGTCGGCCGCGCGGGTCATGCCGGGCGGGCCGATCGGCCCGCGCTCGCCCGTGTCGCCCTTCTCGCCCCGCTCGCCAGGAGCGCCGGGCGGGCCGATCGGGCCCTGCTCCCCCTGTGGCCCGACCGGGCCGACGAAGCCGGGCAGGAACGGCTGACCCGGAGCCTGCCCGGCCGCGGGGCGCGTGACGGTCAGGCTGGTGATCACCGATCAATCCCTCGCTCGATCAGGGCGGTCCCAGTCACGACCCGGCGCGTCACGCCGTCCGCGAATGCCCGAATATCGAAGACGTATTGTCCGGCCTGGCCCTCCCGCATCTTGAGGACAGGGCAGAGGATCCCGAGCACAGTGCCGTCGCCGCCGACGACGAGGTCGGCGCGCGGCACGCCCGTCGGCGTGATCAGGCTCGGAGAGGCTAGATAAAAATACGCGGCGCCGTCCGTCGTGCCGCGCACGGTGCCGCGAAACATGATCCCGTCGAGCGGGATCGGAACATTGCTCGCATCGGGAAACTGCAATGCATCTCGCCAATCCTCGTTGAGTGCGGTCGTGACTGCGACTGTCAGCAACGGAAGGTCGAGGATCCGGGTCGGCATAACTTGCCTCGTGGCGTGCGAGATGGCACGGCGCCGCCCGAGGAGGGCGGCGCGCGGCGATCGAGAGGCGGGCTCAGTTGAGGGCGACGGAGCGCCAGGCGCCGCCGACGTAGACCCACAAGCGGTTGCCCGAGCTGTCGAGCTGCACGGGCGCGAAGCCGGCCGGGATCCCGACCGGCGCGCCGGTCGGCGCCCCGGCCGTGACCGGGAGCGCCGGCCACCCGTCCGTCGAGGCCGTGGTCATGCCAGAGCGCCCGAGGGCGACCGCGCCGCCGTTCGGGTTGACCATGAGCGGCCGCGTCGTCGAGCCCGGCTTGGCCGCCTGCACCCACGCGTAGGACCCGGCGAGCACGCCGGCGAAAATCCCGTCGTCGGTGGCCGCGCCCGCGCCGGCGCCGAGCTGCAGGCACGCGCCGCCGGCCTGCGCGTCGGAGAACGGCCGGGTCGCGCAGACCACGGACAGCGGGGAATTCGGGCTGGCCGTGCCGACGCCGAGGCTCGCCCCCGCGAGCCCGAACGGCGCCCCGGCCGCCATCACGGAAAAGTGCGCGCCCGTGGCGAGGTTGTTGAGCGCGCCCGAGACGTTGCCGCTCAAATCCGCCGTGATGCTGTAATAATCCGAGGCCCCCGCGGCAATGTCGATGCCGTATTTTTGGTTTTCGTCATGGTTTGCCATGCCGTAGACCGGGCCGACGCGACCGCCGGTGAACGACCAGTGCGAGACGCCGGCAGCAACGTAGACGCCGCTGTAAGTGTTATAGGCTTTGCGCGAGTTAAAACCGATTTGATAGTTTGAGAAATCAACATGCGCGCCGCCCTCAAGTCTCGCGCCCTCGCCGCCGTTGTTGATCGAGCGGCCGCCGACGAAGCTGAGCCCGGAGGTTTGCTGCGGCGTGCCCTTGATCCGGATCCCCGGATATCCGGTCTGCGTGCCGTTCGTCGCCGTCCAGAGGTTCGCGAACGCGAGCGTCGCGACGTTGCCGGTCCCGGCCGGATCGATCAGGAGGCCTTCATACGTCGAGGTGTCGAGGTAGGTATTGACGACGTGAAGTGCCTGCACCGACTGGCCGGACTGCGGATTGACCAGGATCCCGATCCCGCTCAACAAGAGGTCGCCGCCGACGAGCTGCGTCCCGCCATTGTGGCGGATTTCTATTCCCGCCCGGGTCATGCTGCCGATCGTCGGCTGCAGAACCATCACGTCGGCCGCATACGTGCCGAGATCCTGGAAACCGATGCGAATTCCGACGTAACCGCCGCCGGCGACGAGGTTCGCGACCCGGGTCAAAAACGCGTTCGGCCCGCCGTAAATATCGAGGCAGACGTACACGTTGACCGCGCACGCGACGTTCTCGATCTGCGCATTATAGGTGTTGCGCAGCGCGATCGTCGCGCCGGTCGTGCGCGGAACGGACGAAGTAAAGTTGATGTTTCTGACCCGCACGTGCGCCGGATTGACCGGGGCCGAGCCGTCGCCAATCTTGAACACGTCGCCGTCAAAGGTCGAATTGATGCACGACGGGTTCATGCCGTCGCCTTCAAAGGTCAAATTCGACTTCATGACCGTGAAGGGCAGACTGAGCGCGTAGCAAGCGGCCTGCGCGGGAAAGATGACCTTGCCGCCGTTGGGCCCGAACTTCGCCACGGCGCGCGCGAGCGCGTTGTCGATCGTGACCTCGCCGGGCGCCAGAAAGTCGGTGATGTAGCTGGCGCGGCCGAGGACCGCCGCGATCGTGTTGAGGGCGGTCGCGCCGGTCGGCTTGACGCTCACGCCCGAGCAGTCGCCGGTCTCGACGCACGTGCGCGCGGCCGTGACCGGGCGCAACAAGGCCGCGTCGCCGAGGCTGCCGTCCGGGTTGCGATAGAACAGCTTGCGGTCGGCGACGTTGATCGCGACCTCGGCCGTGCCGAGGGGATAGGCGCCGTCGAGCGCCGGGGCGGCGCCGGGCGCCGTGTAGCGGCGCAGGTCGGCCGCGCGCGCGGGAGCGGCCGCCGCCGCGAGTGCGGCGAGCGCCAGGACGATGATGCGGAGCATGGATGCCTCAGACGGCCGGGGGATTGAGAACGAAGGTCGTGAGCTGCCCGGCCCGGCGGGCGGCGATCGAGTAGGTCGGCGGCGTGGTCGAGGTGTCGGCGACCAGCGACCATTGCCCGTCCTGCAGGTCGGCGAGCGCGGGCGGTCCGCTCTTGGCGAGCGCGCGCCCGATCGGCGGGAGCTGGCCGGCGAGGGATTGCGCGAGGGCCGCCTCGTAGGCCGCGAGCATGGCGGCGATCGCGCCGTCGCTGCGGGTGAGCCAGACCTCGAAGCTGGTCACGATCACGTCGCGGCTGCTGGCGCCGCGGATCGTGCGAATGAGGTCGCCGGCGAGCATGTCCGGCGGCGGCGGCGGCGAGGGCGGTTCGCGCCCGGTCGGGGCGACCGCGCCGACGTCGACCTCATACCGCGCTTCCTCGTCGGTGAGCGCGATCTCGGAGCCGATCGCGACCTCTTGGCCGGCGACCCACCCGCCGGAGGCCGCCAGGACCGTGTAAAGCTTCGTCGCCATCGCCGGTTATTCCTCGCTCTCGCCGCGATCATCTTCGCCGGCGCCGCCCTGCGGCTGCTTGAGACTGAGGGTTGTCTCGGCGCTGCCGCGCGTGACTTTGTGCGTCACGCTCTCGATCCGGTACGTGCCATCGATCCCCGGGCGCGTGCCGCTCAGGACGCACGTCCCCTCGGCGCGGGCCGCGACGTCGAGCAGGATCGCGACCTCGCCCGAGCCGCCCTCGCGCTCCGACTCGGCCTTGCGGCCCCGGCCGTGATCCTTCGCGTGATCCTTCGAGGCGCGCGGCGCGGTCGGGAGGTCGAGGACCTCGGGCGCGCCGGGCGCGTCGCCGATCTCGACGTCTTCCGTCTGCCACTTGGCGGCCTTGCGGTCGTAGTAGCGGACCCTGGCCTTCGCGTAGCGCGGCCGGGTTTCCTTGGGGGAAATCCTCCAGGTCAGGAGATTGCCCGGCCGGGTCGCCTCGACGCTCGGCATGGTGCCGCCGGCCGGCGTCGCGCCGGCGCCGCGGGCCGCGAACACCGCCGTATCGCCCTGTATTTTGAAGGTGGCGCCGAGTTCACCGGCGAGTTCCTGGCCGAGCTGCAGAAAGCTGCGGCCCTCGGTCGACCAGTACGCCCGCTTGATCGCGCCGAGCTGCTTGTCGACCTTGACCCCCGAGAGCCCCGCCTCTTTGGCCGCGTCCCTCAAAAACTCCTCCAAGGTCGCGTCATCCTTGTGTTTGTGCAGGCGTTGCTTGGCCTTGCCGCGCTTGTCGACGCTCTTGCACGAGACCGAGAGCGTCATCACCCCGCCGCGCGAGCCCGAGGACTCGGCCGAGTCGACCACGCCCTTGAAGACGGTCACGCCCTCTAGGGCGATCTCGACCGGCGAGCCCTTGCTCGGGAAGCGGACCTGGCCGTCGGTGTCGTCGAATTCGAGCGTCGCGGTGTCGGAGCTGCCGCCGGCTTTGTCCGTGACCTCGATCGAGACGAGGTAAGGGTTCATCGCCGACGACGCGTCGGTGCCGTTGACGCTCACGCGCCATTCCGTCGCCAGGACCATGCGGGGCCTCGATCAGTCGAACAGGGACACGACCTTGCGGGGCGCGCGGGTCGTCGCCCGCGGCGGGTCGGGGAGCGTGACCCGGGTCCGCAGCGGGATCTCGGGCCCCTGGCCGGCGAGGCCCGGGTTCAGTTTCAGCGCCGCCGCCAGCATGGCCGCCGTATTGCCGGCCCGGCCGTAGGCGCGCCACAACAGAAGGTCGAGCGTGATCCGCCGACCTTGCACAGTCACAGTCTGCGGCATGACTTTATCCGAACAGCGACAGGACGTCGGAAATCAGACTGGCGCCGGCGGCCTCGCCCGGATCGTCGACGCGCTCTAACTTGATTTCGTATTTCACCTTGTAGGCGACGCCGGTCGGCGCGATCGCGTCGCCGTGGGTTTCCTTGATCGAGGTGATCACGAACCAGCCGAGCGCGTAGCCGTCGCCGCGCAAAACGAACTGCTCGGTCGCCCCGTCTTTGAGCGCGCGGGCGGCCTCAAGCTCGCTCAGGCCGCCCACGTGGTAGGGCAGGAACTCGCCGCCGAGGGTCAGCGTGTCGTCGCCCGCGCCCGCGACCTCGAAGCCTTTGCGCCGGCTCAGCAAGTCGTGCTTTGAATAATCGAACGTGTCCTCGCGCTCGACACTCGTCACGCTGAAAGGAAACGTGTCGAATATCAGTGGACCAATCATATATTGCACGGCGCGCCCCTAAGTCATGCGAAGTTATCGGAGAGCGCGCCGCGCACGTTCAGACCGGCCGAGGACCCGGCGGCCGAGGACCCGGCGGCCGCGGCCGGGCGGGCGGCGGCCGCGGCGTTGACCCGGCCGATCGAGGCGTTCGCCCCGGTGGCGGCCGAGGCGACCTGGCGCAGGATCGCGAGCGCCCGCTCGCCCTTGGCGATCAGCGCGTCGAGACCGCTGGCGTCGACGTCCGGCTTGACCGTCGCGGCGGTGATCTCGGCCAACTTGCCCTTGGTCTGGTCGCTCTTGGCGTCGAGCTGGTCGAGCCCGGCGGTGTCGACCTTCGGGGCGACCGTCTGAGCGTCGAGAGCCGAGAGCCCCTCGCGCACGCGCTTGAGCCGCTCGGCCGCGCGATCGCCCTGGTCGGCCGGGCCGCGCGTCAGGCCGGGCACGGCCGCCGGCGCCGGCGCGAGCCGGGCCCGCTCGACCTGGCGGTCGATCTGGTCGGCCGGGCCGCGCGCCCGCTCAACTTGGCGGCGAGGCGGCTCGGCTGAGCCCGGCGCGGCCGCCGGCGCCGGCGCGAGCCGGGCCCGCTCGACCCGGCGGTCGATCTGGTCGGCCGGGCCGCGCGCCCGCTCAACTTGGCGGCGAGGCGGCTCGGCTGAACCCGGCGCGGCCTCCGGTGCCGGCGCGCGCTTGTCCCGCACCGCCCGGCGGTCGAGCTGGTCGGCCGGACCCTCGCGCCGGCCCGTGAGCGCGTCGCGCTCGGCCTGCAGCCCCTTGATCCGCGCCTCGGCCTTGCCGACCTCGGCCGTGGTCGCCTTCGCGCGCTCGGCCCCGGCGTCGCCGTCGACGATGTCGGCGAGCTTGCCGATGACGCGGTCGAGCATGCCCGGCTCGGGCGCTGGCGCCGTGAGCCGCTCGATCGTCGCGCGCTCGGCCGCGATCCGCTCGTCGAGGTCGGCCACGGTGCCGCGCTTGCGCTGCGCCTCGGCCAACTCGCGGGCGATCCGCGCGGTCGGCGTCTCCTCGCCCCGGAGCAGGGCCGGGAGGCCGCCCTCGTTCACGGCCTCGGCCGACTCAAGCTTGGCCCCGACGAGAGCCCCGACGCTCAGGGTCCCGGCGGTGATCGCCCCGCCGATCACGGCCGAGGCCGCCGCGAGCACGCCGCCGCCGGCGGCCGCCCCGGCCGCGGTGCTCGCCGCCCCGCCGGCCGCGCCGCCGAGCGCCAGGCGCCCGGCCGCCGCGGTGAGCGCGGTCGCCGAGGCGCGCAGCGAGATCGCCGCGCCGATCAGGCCGAGCGTCCCGGCGCCGGTGGCGATCTTGCCGCCGAGCCAGGCGAGCGCGCCGGCCGCCGCGAGCGCGGGCCGCGGCAGCTCGGCGAGCCCCTGCACCGCGTGCGCGGCCGCGTCGGTGAGGTGGGTCAAAAAGCCCCCCTTGCCGCCGTCGTCGAACGCGCGGCCCGCCGCCGTTTCAAGGTTTTTGATCGACCCTTCGAGGCGCGACATCGCGCCGTCGAACCCGCTCATCCGCTCTTTCGCGATCTTTTCCGAATAGCCCTCGGAATGCCCGAGCAATTCGTCGAGCATGTGCCTAAATTCTTCGGGGTTGCCGAGCGCGTTCGCGATCCGAGCGCCCTGCTTGCTTCCGAAGAACGCGTTGGCGAACGCCGGATTGCCGACGATTGCCTTCATGAGGTCGCCGACCATGGCGTTCGCGTCGACGCCGCGCATCGACGAGTCCCGGAACCGATTGGCGAGCCCGGCGATCGACTTTTTCGATTTCGCGTCGTCGCCGCCCAGATTATCCGAGAGAAGTTTCAGCACGGCCGGCGTGAATTTCGACGGGTCCGCGATCATCTTCTTATCGGTGAAAATCTTGTCGAGGCCTTGCGTCGTGCTCTTGTCGAGCTGCACGCCATACTGCGCCGCGACCGTGCGCTTAAAGGCCTCGGTGTCGATCTTGTCGGGGTTGCGCTGGTAATTCTTATAGTCGAAGCCATTGGCAAGCATGGCTTCTTTCGCTTTGCGGGTCGGCGACAACGCATTCGCGACCAGCGCCCGAAATGCCGTGCCGGCCTGGTCGCCTCCCATATTGGCTTTCTTCGACATCGCGCCGAACGCGAGCAGGGTTTGCTCCGAGAGCCCCGCCATTTGCGCCGGCTGCGCGCCGTAAGTGTAGGTCTGCGAGATATCCTCCGGCGTCATGCCCGAGATTTTCGCGGCCTTGACCTGCACGTCGGCGGTTTGCTTCGCCGATGCCATCGCCTCCTCTAAGGTCGCGATCGGCTTCTTAAAGCCGAAAATCGCGCCCTCCATTTGCCGAACGGCGGCCGGTAGGCTCAGGTCGAGCGACATGCCGAGATTGGCCGCGGGGCTCATCAACCCCATGACGGAGTCCCGCTTGAGGCCGCGCGCGGCCAGCTCGCGCTGCGCTTCGAGCACCTGCACGTCGTTGTATTTCGTGCTGGCGCCCATGTGGATCGCCTGTTCGATCAGGGGCTCTTGCTGTTCGTCGGTGAGCCCCATCACGGCCTTGGCAAAGTGCCGCTCTTTGTCGAATTCCCTATAGGTGTGCAGGACCGCGTGCGTGCCCTCGTGCACTTTGTGGCCGACGTAGAGGCCGCCCATGCTGGCGAGGGTCTTGGCCGCGTCGCGCCGGGCGGTCGCGTGCTCCTCGGCGTCGCGGGCGCGCTTGGCCGCGAGGGCGAGCGCCTCGTCGCGCGCGTCGCGGGCGGCCTGGCCGGCGGCGCCCATGCCCGAGACCATGCGCCGGCTCGCCTCGGCGGCCGCGAGCTGGCGCTGCGTCGACTGGCTCATTTTCGCGGCGACGTCGTGCGTCGCCTGCGCGAGCTGCCCCGCGCCCTTGCCGGCCGCCCGGAGCAAGCCGGGCTGCTTCGCGAGCTGCGCGTTCGCCGCGGCCGTCGCCGAGGCGAGCCCGGTCTCGGCGCCGCGCGCGCCCTCGACGGCGGCGGTCGCGCCGCCGAGGCTGGTCGCGAGGCCGCGCGCGGCCTGCTTTTGCTCGGTGTGCTGGCGCTTGAGCGCGGCCAGCTCGCGGGTGCGGGCGGCCGCCGCCTGGCGGGCCGCGCGCAGGCGCGCCTCGGCCGCGTCGACCTCGCCGGAGGCCTGAAACGCCGCGTAGTTCGCCGAGCCCGAGGCCTTCGAGCGCCGGAAGAACGCGACCTTGCGCTCGGCCGCGGCCAGCTCTTTCGCGGCCGCCTCGGCCGCCTGGCGCGCCTGGCGCATCTTGGCGCCGAGGCCGTCGAGCCCGGCGGCCGCGTTTTTCAGGCGCGCCAGGCCGTCGCCGGCGCCGGCGAGGTTGCGCAGCGCGCCGGCGGCTTTGCCGGCCGGGCCCGAGACGTCATCGGTCAAGCGGATGACGAGCGAGGCAACCTTGTTCGCCACGGCCTAGCCTTTCGGTCTCGCGCTGCGCCGCTCGGCGCACAGCCACTCGCGGCAAAAGTCATCCCAGGCGAGCGCGTCCAGCTCGACCCGGGTGCCGCCGATCAGGTCGATGATGTCCGCCCGGTACTCTCGCCAGCGGGCGGGCTGGAATTCGCGCCCGCGGTCGCTTCGAGAAGCGCCCGCAAGCGGGAAGGCAAAAAATCCGCGACGCGCCCCCAAATCCGCACGTCGTCGTCGTCGTCGAGGACGGCGAGGACCTCGCGCGGGATCGGCGATCCGTCCGCGGCGTAGAACACGGGCAAAAGCCCCTCGCCGCCGGCGGCGAGCGCGTCGAGGTAGGCCCCGACCTCGCCGGCGGTCGGCCGGCGCAGCACGACCTCGGCATAGGTCCGGCCGGCGTAGGCGACGGGATAGTCGAGCGGGATCGCCTCCGAGCGCGCCTTGCCGCCGACGAACACCGGCGGGGGCGGCGCGGCAGGGGCCGGCGCGGGCTCAGGCTTGGCCGTGGGCGACCGTTTGCGGCCGCGCCGGCCCTTGGGCGCCTCGGCGGCCGGCGCGGCCGCCTGCGGCGCGTCCTGGCCCGCCGGCGCGTAGTCGCGCGCGAGGGTCTCGAAGCTGTCCATGGTTCTCCTCCCCTGCGAGGGGCGGCGGCGCGGTCGGCCGCCGCCCGCCCGTGTCAGACGCCGAGCGCGGCGCGATACTCGGCGAAGACGTCGACGCCGCCCGAGAACCATTCCCGGGTGTAGAAGCTCCACTTGAAAATCTGCTCGTTATTCACGACCAGTTCGTAATACGTGACCTCGGTCATCGCGTGATCGCAGTCGATCAGCTCGCCGGGGCTGTGCTCGCCCGGCGTCCACTCCGAGACAATGCCCTGAATGGTCGCGCGCAGCGGGAGCAGCTTGTTCGTGCGCTTGTTCCGCAGGGACGCGGCGAACGTCCACTTGTCGTTGACGCCAGCCGAGAACCCGAACTTGGTCAGCACGTCGAGGTCGACGCCCTTCACCGAGAACTTCGGCTCGATCGCGTCCGCCATCGGCAGCGAATAATTCACGGTGCCGATGCCGCCGCCCGCCGTATGCTCGGCGGTCTTCCGCTTGATCGGCGGCAGCGCCATTTTATTGAGCGTGAACACGCGCGTATCGTCGCCGTCGTCGGCCCGACGCACGTCGACTTCCTCGATAATCAGAATATCCTGAGCCACGGCAGGCTCTCCTTACGGCGGGAGGGAGGCGGGGCCCGCGCCGAGGGGCGGCGCGGGCCGGCAAAATCAGACCGTGGCGCTCATCGGCCCGGCGTTGGCGATCACCGTCGACACCAGCGCGTCGAGGGCCGGGCGGTACTTCCGCACGTCGTTCTGAGCGACGAGGAAGATCGGCGCCTGCTGAATATAGCTCTGGATGCGCAGAAGGCCGTTTTCGACCTGGTTGGCCGAGTTGAGTTCCTTCGTAAAGGCGATCTTGTAGCCGAGGATGTCCGGCGGATCGTTCTTGACGTGGTCGAGCATCGCGAAATTCAGCGAGGCGAGCCAGCTTTCGAGCACGCGCGGGGTCATGCGCTTGCCGAGATACTGGCGGGTGATCTGCAGCTCCTCGACGTCGATGTAATCCTGGCCGCGGACCTGGTGCATCTGCGTCCAGTTCTCGGAGATGTCGCAGGTCTCCCAGCCCAGGAACACGAACCCGGCCTCACTGATCGCGTTCTCGTTCGCGCTCTCGCCGCGCACGATGATCGCGACGTCGCCGGCAAGCATGGTCTGCCCTTCCGTCGAGCCGTCGATCAGCGAGAACGCGACCGGCCGGCTCACGTCGGCGATCCCGTAGACCGGGCGGTTGCAGATGGTGTCGAACGGGCGGCCGCCGAGGTTGTTGTCCGCGGCGATCGCCAGGCCGATCGCGACCGAGCTGGCCGGCATGGTGGTGAGGACCAGCGACCCCGCCACGGACTTGTACGCGCGCACGGCGAGCCCGATCGGCATCATGCGCATAGAGCTGCAGGTCGCGCGCGCCGCGATCGCGGCCTCGGCCGAGCCCGGCGCCACGTCAAAGAAGTTGAACGCGCGCAGGGTGTCGAGGATCGGCGGCAGGGCGGCCACGACGGGGTTGGCGACGCCGGTGCCCTCGGGCTGCTGCGCGGTGTAGCCGGGCACGCCGACCAGGCGCGGCACCTTTTTGACGACCTCGCCGCAGGTCAGGAGCGCGTACAGGCCCGTCGAGCTGCCCGCCGAGCCGACGACGTTGGCGAGCGTCTGGGTCAGCTTCACCGCCGGATCCGAGCTGGTGCCCTCGGCGACCCGGATCACGATCATATCCGCGGCCAGGCCGCGGAGCTGCGCGTTCACGAGCCGCACGGCGTCGGCCAGGTAGCCGCTGCCCAGCTTCGAGACGTAAGCGGTGTCCGTGCTCGAAAAGCGCACGGGCGCGTTGAGCGGGAAGACGCTCGCGTCGGCGTCCTCCGAGGTCGAGACCAGCGCGGCCGCCGAGAAATCGGCGCCGGCGACCGCGATCGGATCGTCGGTGGGCCGGGTCGCAACATAGCCGAGGGTGGGTGCAGTCACGGGCGGGGTCTCCACACACGAAAAAGCCGCCCGGCGAGGGCGGCGCGAGGGACGAAGGGCGCGCCCGGCTCACCCGGGCGGGCGGGACTCAGGCGGTCGGCCAGGTCGCGGCCTCGAAGGCCGCCACGGCGGCCTCGGGCGTGGCGGCCGCGGCGATCGCGGCCTTGGCCGCGAGCCGCGCCGCGCGGATGGCGGCGCCGGCCTCGACCCACGCCGCGGCGGCCGCCCGCGCGGCCCGGGCGACGCCGAGCACGTCGGTGGCCGGGGCCCCGGTCAGCGGATCGATGTCGATCCCGATCGAGGCGGCCAGCATGGGATAATCCGAGGCCTTCACGGCGCCGGAGCTGGCGAGCGCGGCGCCCGCCTGCGCGCGCACCTCCTGGTACTCCATGGCCTGCCCGGCGCCGGGCGTGACCAGGGCGAGCCGCAGGGCCTCCGCCTTGGCGTCGACCAGCGCGGCGAGCTTGGCGCGCACGGCCGGAACGATCACGGCGTCGGGCACGCCGCGGGCGCGCAGAAAGGCGACGGGTGCGTCGCGGAAGCTCTCGGCCCCGTGATCGAGACTGAGCGCGGCGAGGACATCGGCGGAGGTCTGCGGCATGAGCGCGGGATCCTGTCGGGGGCGGGGGATCACGCCGAGGTGAGGCTCGACGTGTAAACGCTGTAGTTGTTCGGGTTGACGCCGGCCGCCACGCCGGAAAAGACCCGGCCCGCGGCGTTCGCGCCGAGCGACCCGCTGAAGTAGAACGAGGAGTGGAAGCCCGCTTCGGTGCGGATCAGCTTGGCAAGACTTCCGGACGGGGCCGCGATGGTGACGTTGTTCGCGTTGATCTGCCCGGAGGTCTGGATGCAGTACGGGAACGTCACGTCCGATGACGGGTTCGGCAGCATGATATCCAGGTAGCCGAAGGTGATATTGGCCGTGCCGGCGATGAACCCGCCCGGAACCCGGCCGTAGAACGGCAGCGGCGAGTTCAGCGCCTCGTTGCGGAAGGTCAACTGGCGCTGAGCCGACGCGTAGGGGGTCGAGTTGTCGGGCGTGTCCAGGGTCGCGCCGACGATCGTGATGTCAGAGTACAGTGCGCGGTAATAATTGAGCTGCACATCGCCGAGGCAGATGATTTCGGTCTTGCCGTCCAGGTAAAGGTTCTCGATCGCCTTGTCGAGGCTACGGTAGGGCGCTTGCAGTGCGCCGGACCCGGTCGTATCGGACCCGTTCGAGGGGTCGACGAAGATCTGAAGCGACCGCGGGCGGTTCTGAAAGTTGTTGATGATGTTTGTGATGTTGGTCACGTTGGTCGCGCCCTGGGCCACGACCTGATTGTAGAGCGTCTGCCACTGCGCGAGCGCGGCATTGACCGCGGTCGTGGCATCGGTCAGGGCGTCGACTACCGTCGTCATCTGCGGAGTTCCTTCGGATCAGAGATGAAAATCGCGCCGCAGCACGAAGCGAATGCCGTCGCGCCAGGATCCCGCCGAGGCGCCGAGCAGCTCGGCGATCGCCGCCGCCCATTCGGGGATTTCCGGCTCCAGGACCGCGAGCGTGAGCGCGTTGGTGGGGATCTGGTCGAGGACGAGATCCATCGAAAACGCCACGTCGGCGAGGGCGGTCTTCGAGGCCAGCACGAACCCCGGCGTCGGATCCGACCAGAGCGCGAGCAGCGTGCCGTCGCTCAGGTAGAACCCGACCTCTCGGATCGCGTACTCCGAGGGGCTCGACGTCTTCGGCACCTCGGCCAGCACGCGAAACCTGGCCTGGCCGGGGGCGCCGAGCTTCGAGCCCGAGATCACCGGGACCCGGATCACCTCGTTCTGCAGGGCCGTCGCATCCTTGCTCGGCGTATACCCTGCGTAAATGAGGCCGGAGGCGACGCCGCGGCCGACCGCAACCCGGTCGACGACGGCTTGCAGGCCGTCGCCCTGCGCGCGCACGCACGCGGCCAGGCCCGGCCGCGTGAGGGTCAAAACCAGGGGATCAGACATCGAGGTTCACCAGCATGAGGCGGATCGAGGAGCGGGCGACGAGGAGGCCGGCGGCGCCGACCGTGGCGGTGCAGCGCTCAAGCGTGTCGGCGTAGGCCGCGACCCGCACCCGCGCGCGGGCGACCGCGCCCGCACCCGCGCCGAGCTGCGTCGACAGCCCCGCCGCGAGCGTGAGGTCGAACGCGCGCGAGACCGGCTTGGCGCGCACCAGGGTCCCGTAAATGATCTTGACCGTGCGCGGGTCGATCAGGTTGCCGCCCGAGTAGAGCGGCGAGTGCACGTGCGCCGTGATCTTGAACGTGTAGGGTTTTCCTTGCGGGGATTGCTGCCACCACTCGGAAATCTCCGCGTCCATGCCGTAGGCGGCGAGCGCCGCCCGGGTCGCGAGCGGCGTGCCCTTGTAGGCGTGGACCTGCGGGGCGTGCGCGATCACGCTCCGGCGCACCGCGTCCGGCCAGTCGGGATCCCAGACGTCGGCCGACCGATCCCAGGCGAGATATGGCTCGATCGCCTCCGGCGTCGTCGCCGGATCCTTGAGCGCGGCGAGCTGCGCCGCCTCGGCCGCGCGATCGTCGAGGCGCGCGTCGGTGTCCATGAGGGCGCGCTCGCGCGGCGTGCCCGGCTGCAGCTCGGCGCGCTTGACGGGGTCAGTCATCGACGACCTCGACCGTCACGGTGATTCCCGTGCAGTAGGGGGCGCAATAGGCCGCCTCGGGCGCGGCCGGGCTGATCGGGCCCGCGTTGAGGTCGCCGAGCGGCGCGAGCAGGTCGACCTGCTCGACCAGGATCGCGCCCGAGCTGTCGGGCACGTAGGCCGCGCCGTAGAGCATCTGCAGCAATTGCGCGGCGCCCGGGCGGTGCTGGCGCGCGGCCTGCGCCGCCAGCCGCCGCTCGGCCGCCGCCTGCACGAAGCTGCGATCGGCGCCGCCGCCGACGTACAGCACGGCCTCGATCCGGTAGGGGATGACCGAGACCGAGGACACGGTCACGAAGTCGGCGACCGGCCGGCGATCGTCGGCGCGCAGGGCCGCCTGCACGGCCGCGATCAGCTCGCCGGACGCGGTGCCGTCGCCGGCGGCGGCGACCAGCGGCACGTGCACGTGCCCGAGCGGGGCGAACGGATTATCCGGGTCGCCGCCAAAGCTCATCGGCCCGTAAGCGGCCGCGGCCTTCACGCCGGGCACGCCGAGGGCGAAGCTCACATAGGCGCCCTCCGGGCCGGCGCCCGAGAGGCTTTCCGGCGCGAGCTGGATCCGGGCGCGAAACGCGTCGTCGCCCTCCCAATCGGTCGCCGCGTCCGTGCCGTAGACGTAGGGGCGCGGGCTGGCGACCAGCGGCAGGCGGGCGACCGCCGGCGTCTGCGTCGCGCCGAGGTGATCGAGGTACGGGCCCCAGCTCGTCGCGAGCAGCACGGCGCGGGTCGCGTCGTCATACGCCGCATAGACGAGCGCCTCGCGGTAGGCGCCGGCGCCTTGGATGATCGCGACCGTGTCGGTGCGCAGGGACCCGACGTCGTAAGGGATCCCGGCCTTGTTGAGCCGGGCCGCGACGTCGGCCATGCGCGCGGCGAAAATCGCGTCCTCGGTCGGCGGCGCCGGGAGGTCCGGCAGGCGCGACAAGTCAATGTCGGTGAAGCGGGTCACGCGGCGGGCTCCGGCAAGAGTTTTACGCGACGCGCGGCAGTCGCACGAGCAATGAGCCGTCCTGCGCGAAGATGTCGAGCGAGCGCGGCCCGCCCTCGACCGTGGTATCGCCGAGATGACCGCGCGGGCGATAGTAGCAAATCAGCGTGAATTTCAGTTGGCCGAGCGTCACCGCGTTGACGGTGTTCCCGGCCGCCGAGACCCGCACGACCTGCAGGCGGGGCTCCCAGGTCGCGACCGCGAGCACCAGGAGCATGCGGTAAGCGCCGATCAGCGCCGGCGTGATGCGCCGGCCGAGCAGCTCGGACAGGCCGGCGCCGAACCATCGCAGCATGACCCGCTCCCCGAGGCGGGTCGCGAAGATGGTCTGCACGGCCTGCGCCACGTGATCGAGGTCGCGCAGGGGCTCGCCCGTCCAGCGATCGAGGCCGCACGAGGCCATGTCAGGCCCCGGCCGAGGGGCGGCGGCCGTGGGGCCCGCGGGCCTCGCCGGCGGCGGGCGCGGCCTCGTCGGCGGCCTCGCCGAGCGGCGGCAGCGCGGCGCGCTCGGCCTCGGTCAGGCCGGCGATCGGCTGCGCCTCGGCCTCGGCGCTGGTCGCGACCAGGTGGCCGAGATCGACCTCATAGGCGACAGCGGCCGGGTGCGCGCGCACCAGCTCGCCCGGGATCACCGGCAGGCCGCGCAGGCGGGCCGGGGCGGTCTCGGTGACGCGATAGAGGGTCTTTTCCATGAGGGGGTCTCCTGCGATCAGGCCGGAACGTCGGTGGTCTCGGCGCCGGATTTCACGCCCGTGTGCTTGTGATCCGCGCCGATATTCTTCGCCTCGTGCTTGACGGTCCCGCCCGTGAACTGATGCGTAGATCCGTCGATGACGAAGGTCGTAGACCCGACTTTCAGAGTGATCTTCTTCGCTTCGACGACGTATTCGCCGCCCTTCTCGGTCGCGGTCATCCCGTTCAGCTTGTGGAACGTGGTCGTATCCGCGTCCGGCGAGGGGTTTTTCTTCTGGTCGGAGTGATCGAAGGGCAGGACCGTGCCCTGCTCCAGGTCGCCGTTGGGCGCGAGCCCGATCACCTGCTCCCCGACTTGGGGCAGGAAGCGGGTGCGGCCGGAGCTGTCGGCCGGCTTCATCCACGGGCTCTTGTCCTCGTCGCTGTCGCCGCGCTTAAAGCGGACGCCCTTCTCGTGGTCGCGCTCGGTCACGGGCCCGACCCGGATGAGGTTGGCGACCCGGGTCTCCAGCGCCTCGTGCCGGCGCTGGAGCGCGAGGTGCGCGGCGAGGAGGTCGCGGATGGCGGCTTCCAGGCTCATGGGGCCTCCTGCGTCTCGACGAGGTCGCCGCGCGCAGTCCCGATCGCGATCTGGCTGACCACCGGCTCGGCCTCGGCGCCCGGGAGCGCGCCCAGGCCCACGCCGTCCATCACCGGCCGGGTCTGCCCGAGCGCCCGCTGCGTCGCCTGCCAGTCCAGCAGCGGCGAGCCCGTGAGCAGGCTCGCGAGGAGATCCGCGAACGGGCTCAACTCGGCATCCCCCCGCATCAGGGCCACGAGTTGATCCCAGGGCGGGGGCACCGCGTCCCGCCCCTGCTCCGGCTCGAGGAGCGGGTCGACCGTGATGATGATCTGGCGCGCGGCAAAGCGCACGCCGTTCTCGGTCGAGGCGCCCCGGCGGGTGAGAAGCTTGCGCACCTCGCCCCGGAAGGTGCGGTAGAGCTCGGCCCACGGGTTGGTCGGGTCCTTCAGGGCCGCCCGTACCTGCCAGGCCATGACGTCGAGGACCGCCTCCATGGCCGCGTCGGAGTGCTGCATCTCGAGCTGCACCGTGCCCGCCTCGATCTCGACCGCCTTGGCGAGCGCCATCTCGATCACGACGTCGAGGTCGCGCTTGCGGTCGCGGGCCCGGCCCGGCAGGGGCGCGCGCTGGTCGTCGTCGATCGACACGACGATCAGCGGCTGGGGCTCGTCGGCGGCCAGCAGGTCGAGCGGCGTGACGAGGCTGTCCTTGACCCGGCCCTCGGCCAGCGTGGCGCCGTGGAGCGCCCGCTTGAGGCAGGTGCGAATCGCGAATCCGGTGAGGCTCACGGGGCAACTCGCACGAGGGGCCAGGTCTGGTCGTCGAGGTCGCTCGGCCCGCGCTTGACGAGCTCGTAGACGGGCTCGCCGGGCCGCTCGGTGAGCGTGATGCGGTCCCCGGGCCTGAGGGCGTGGGGCAGCCCGGCGAGGACGCTGGCGGGAAACCACAAGGCGGCCGGCGCGCCGGCCACGCGCGTCATGCCGTTGAGCTCGGTGCCCCGGCGCACGCCCTGGAGCGTCTCCTCGCCCGGCTTGAGCGAGAAGACGCCCCGGACGAGCGTGGACCCGCGCAGCGGGTCGGGCGTGCGGGCCGCGAGTTCCCCCGCCCCCGTCATCGGCGTGACCAGGACGGCCTCGCCGAAGGTGCGCGCGACGACGGTGTCGGCCGCCGCCATGGCGCGGGCGAAGGGCGAGGGCATGGCGGGCTCAGAACGACCCGTTGAGCCGCACCAGGCCGGTGGTGTCCGCGCTCTGCGCGGCGAGCGCCGCCACGCCGATCTTGGTGTTGGCGCCGGAGGCCGAGGACGTGGTGGCGACCTTGTTGGTGGCGTCCCAGTAGAGCGCGGCGCCCTGGGTCCAGGCTTGGCTGCCCGCCTTTGCCAGGGTGTAGATGCCCCCGCAGGCGATCTCGATGGCATCGCCGATGCCGCCGGAGGTCGCGGCGACGCCGAACATCGTACCCTGCAGGATGAGGTCGCCCGAGGCCGCAGCGGCCGCGAGCGTGACGGTCATGGTGTGACCGGACTTCAGGAAGTTCTTCATGGAGGTTTGGGCTCTCGGACAGGAGGGAGCGGACGCGGATCGGCCGCCCCGCAGACAGGGCGGCCTTATCGCGCTACGGAAGCGTCAGATCAGTTCGGATTCTTCTGGAAACCACGCCAGTCGATGACCTTGGCGCCGACGTCCTGGCGAACCTTCACTTCGATGCCATCGACGTCGAAGCCCATCTTCGTCTCCGTGTAGAGACCCTCCTCGCCCTCCAGGTAGGCGAGCTCGATCAGGTCGATGATCGCCGGATCGGCGGCCAGGTACCAGTTCGAGGCCGAGGCCACGTCGAGGCGCGGCTCCGAGATGGGCACGAGCTTCTTCATCGTCGAGGTCACGACGTCGCCCGACTTGGTCGGGAAGATCTGACCGAGGAACTGCTCGGTCACGGTCTCCAGGGCGGTCGGCACCACGATGTAGGTCGGCGTGATGTTGAGCAGCGTCTTGCCGTCGAGACCGGTTTGCACCCGCATCGCCTGCCGCATCGCGCCCACGGCCGCCGTTGAGATCGCCGCGGCGGTGGCGAGGTTGCCGTGGCTGGCGTGGAACAGGGTGACGTTGTCGCCCATGGCCGGGTTGGCGGTGATTTGGCCCCAGACGAGGTCGCTCTCGAGATTCGCCGCCGCGACACCGAAGGCGCGCGGGATGCGGGTGAAGGCGTCGAGGTCGTCGTTGACGAGGACCTGGCGGGTGATCGCCACGATCTTGCCGTAGGTCGAGATGGCGTACTTCTCGGCCGCGTCGCCCATCGCGCCGCGCTCGAACTCGCCCTTCTCGTTGACCTTGGCGAGCTTCGGCGCCTCGCCGAGCTGGACGCGGCTCACCGACTTGAAGTCCGGCACGGTCACGACGCGCACGAGGGGCCGGAAGGTCTGCGGGGCCGCCTGGTAGCCTATGCGCAGGGTCTTGTTGGCGACGTTAGCGAGCACGTTGGCGAAGTCCGAGGTGGACAGCATGCCGCCGGAGCGGCTCGCCGTGGCCATCCGGGACACGTCCGAGCGGGCTTCGAGCAGCAGCCCGGCCCGCTCCTGCTTCGACATCCCGCGGGTGCGGAAGCCATGAGCCTCCAGGAGGTCGCAGCCCATCTCCAGGATGGTCATGCCGCGGTACTGACGGCCGTGCTCGGTGAGCTCGATCGCGCGGGGATCGTGGCGGTGCAGGAGCGCATTCTCGATCGCCGCGCCGCGCTTCTCCTCGTCGGTCTCGCCGGTGATGCGGGCGCGCTGGGTCGGCCGGGTCATGGTCCGCTCGGCCGCCGTGGCGAGGGCGTCGAAGGCCTGACCTCGGAAGGCCTCGACCGTGACGTTGCCCGTGATGGCGGCCTGGATCTGCTCGGTGGTCAGGCCGGCGCGTGTGCCGATGTCGAGCAGGGTGGCGGAGCGCTCGCGCTCGATGCGGCTGGCATCGGCCGGCGGCGTGGGGGCAGGAGCGGGCGCGGGCGCGGGCGGGGTCGCGGGTGCCTCCAGGGCGCGGATCTCGGTACGCACGGCGTCGAGCTCGCCGACGAGGGCGGCGTGCTCGCCCTCGACCTTGGCGCGCGCCTCGGTGCTCAGGCCGTCGACGAACTCGCCGAACTTCGCCGCGACGCGGCCGACGAGGTCGACCTCCTGGGCCCGCAGGGCGGCCAGCGCCAGCGGGCCGGCGTGGACGAGGCTGTGGCCGTGCAGGAAGGCCGAGAGGTCCGCGAGATGGGGATGGGCCGCGAGCGCGGCCGCCTCGGGAGCGACGAGGCTGGCGACGGCGAGGCAGGCGAGCGAGAGGGCGGCGCCCACCGACAGGGTGGCGACCGCTCGGGTGGAGCGCATCATGATCAGGGTCCGTGGTTGGCCGGGGCGCAGAGCCGGTCCCCTGCGGCCCCGGAGAGAGCGCAGGCGGCGTTTCGAAGCGGAGTGGTCGTCAGGCCCGGAGACCGGCCTGCCGGGCGCGCATCCGCATGCGGGCGCGGGCGAGGTCCGCCGCGTGGCGGACCGCCACCGCGTCGGCGGCGGGATCGAGAACGGTGAGCGGCATGACGAGCGCGTCCGCCGCACGAGTCTGCGCGCCCATGTCGGCCGGCACGGTGACGAAGGAGAGCTCGTAGGGCTGCCAGCGCTCGATGACCCGCCGCTCGATCTCGCCGGCCTTCTGCGGCGACACCACCCGGACCTGGGTGATGAAGTAGCCGACCGAGATGTTGCGGACGATCTTCTGCTGGGCCAGCGCCAGCAGCCGGTCCGAGCGCTCATCGGTACCGGGGGTGGGAAACCGCAGCAGCGCCCGCCCCTCCCCGGCGGCGAGCCACGCCCGCTCGACGACGCCGCGCTGCGATTCCGTCGACCAGGACGAGTGGCTGTCGAGGACTGGGGCGCCCGCCTGCAGGCGGCTGAGGTCCACCGCCTCCTCCGAGACGACGAGCTCCTCGTCGAACGGCACGGCGGTGTCCCAGCCGGTCCAGCGCTGGCGACGCACGGTGGCGCCGGTCGTCCACACGACCTCGATCGTGCGGGCGTCGGCGTCGACGGCGCCGAGCGGCGCGAGGCGGGTCTGCAGGGGCAGGCCCTCGGGGCGGCGAACGGTCATGGGCGGGTAGCCTCGTGCGGGGCGGCCTAGTCGGCCGGAGCCTTCTGCGGCGCGGATCCGTCCTCGCCGCCGGGGGATTGGGCTACGCCGAGCTGCGAGGTCCGGCGCGGGTCGATGTCGAGGACGAGGTTGCCGGGCTGCGCGTCGAGGAGGGCGAAGAAGGCGGTGGTGTCGGCCACCACCTTGCGCCAGTCCTCGCCCCAGGCGCTGATGAAGCGCTGCGGCGTCATCCGCCCGGCCCGGACCGCCAGGATGTCGGCCTCGAGGTCCTTGCGCGGGTCGATCGGCTCGACTGCCGGCATCACGAAGTCCCAGCGGTAGGGCTCGCGGCGGGACCGCAGGACGCCGGCCAGGATCGCCGCCTCCGTCCACCACGCCGTGACCCGGCGCATGAGCTGGGGCACCAGGATGAGCTCCTGCTCCTGCTCGACGAGGCGCCGGTTCTCGACCTTGCCGGCCCGCAGGCTCGAATAGTTCGCCTGCCGGAGATCGCCGGTGAGCTGGTCGTAGGTCAGGCCGACGCCGGCCGCGAAGTCCATCTTGGCCGCGAGGCTGACCGGTTCGAACTGGCCCGAGCCCGTGGGCTGGGCGAAGGCCACCTCCTCGCCCGGGTTAAGATAGTTGATCATCCCCGGCGCGAGCTTCTCGATCTTACGGCGGCCCGACTCGCCTTCCCTGAGGACTTGTCCGAGTGAATTGGGCTGCTGGCCATCCGGCTTGACGAAGGCGGCGAAGCAGGCCTCGGTCTTGGCCTTGACCAGCACCGCGTCCATGAGGTCGGCGAGGTCGCGCGCGGTCATCAGCACCGGCGCGAACACCGGCACGCCGCGCACCTGGCCCGGGCGCAGGGGCCGGTAGAGGTGGATCACCTCGCTCGCCGGCAGGAAGGTCGAGACGAAGGGCGAGCCGTAGAAGTTGAAGTCGCCCGGGTGCTGGGTGTGCAGCCAGTAGCCGGTGCGGCGGTCGAAGTCGCCCAGGCCCACGCCGAGGCGGGAGTGGTGGCCGTCGAAGATCCCGAGGTCCCGGGCGGTGTCGAGGAAGTCGCCCTCCAGCACCTGCAGCTGGAGCGGCACGCGCGGCCCCTCCCCGATCCGGCGCGGGATCCGGCGGATCACCGCCTCACCGCCCTCGTTCATGGTGCGGTAGGAGGCGACCTGCTGGCCGCCGAAGTCGAGGATGCCCTCGACGTCCGACTGGGCGCACCAGTCCGCCCACTCCTGCCGCACCTGGTTGTCGATGCGGTCGGAGCCGTTGTCGGGCACGGCGATGATGCCAGTGCCGATCGCGTGGGCCGTCTTCACGTCGAGGACGCGGGCGCCGGCGGCCGTGTTGCGGGCGAGGTCGCGGGAGCGGTTGCGCAGCCGCGCGAGCGCCCAGGCGAGCTCGACGTTGGCCGAGGTCGCGGCGCCCTGGAAGGACTCGCTGCGCCGGCCGACCTTGGCGCCGTCGTAGGCGCGCGCGTCCGCCATCAGCCCGAGCGCGTGGGCGCGCGTCACCGCCGCCCGCGGCGCCACCCAGGCGAGCGCGGTGAGGGCCTTGGTCGCCAGCGACATCGTCAATCCCGGGAGAAGCTGGCGTAGGTCGTGCGCAGCGGTTCGGGCTTCAGGCCGAGGCTCGCGGCGACCTCGTCGCGCACCGAGCGCATCTCGGCGAGCGAGCGGTAGTAGACTTCTCGCCCGTCGGCGAAGCGCACCTTGCTCGCGCCCGTGGCGATCGCCTGGTTCAGCGCGTCGAGGTCATCGGTCGTCCAGGCCATCGGGGCGCCTCAGAACCAGTCGGTGGAGCGGTCGAACCAGGTCGGCTCGGCCGGTGCGGGTGGCGGGGCCGGCTCGGGAGCCGGGGTCGGGGCGGGTGGCGGCCGCTCGGCGCCGGACGCGCTCAGCTTCTCCGTCTCGACCCTCCGCTTGGGCGTGAAGAGGTCGACGTGCGTGAGCTCGTCCGGCAGGCCGCGGGACCGCGCGAGCGCGGCCCATTCGTCAGGGCTCATCGACGATAGGCCGAGGTACTCGGCCAGTGCGATGGCGTAGATGCGGCAATCATGCAGATGGTTGTCGGTCGATTTCTTCCAGCGGCGATCGACCACCTGTCCCTTGACAATCACGTCCTCAAGCTGCTCGGCCGTGATCTGCCGAAAGTAAGTCTCGTCCTGCCACATGCCGAAGTGGCAGTAGCCGGGCGGATCGACGATCTCGCCGGAGCGGATGCCGCGCTTGTGCAGGGCGTTGTAGAACCAGGACTTGAGGCCCCAGGTCCCGATCGGGTGGAGATGAACCCCGCCCTTGATCTTCCGACCATCGAGGTCGACCTCAACCTCGCGGCGCTGCCCGATCGGTGGCTTCTTCCATCCCGGCACGCCGTCGAGCGCCAGGATCATGTCGCGGCCGGTGTCGAGGTTGATCGTGTTGTTCAGCCGGACGAAGCCGTAGACGGCATTCGACAGGTAGCCGGTGTCGATCCCGAGCGCGTCGACGGCCCGCGTGCGCCCGAAAGCGTCGGGGAAGCGCCGCCGCAGCGTGCGGTCGAGCAGGACCTGGTAGACCTCCGCGCGCGGGTCCGAGGGGTCGCCCGGGATGTAGTCCGCGTCGACCGTCCAGCTCTGTCCGTCCGCCCCGAAGGCCGCGACCTCGTACCAGATGCCGCGCATCTGCACGTCGGCCGCGGCGACGAGGAGGAGCCCCTCCGGCGGCACGTGGTGGCGTTTGAGGCTGTCCTCGCGCCGCTCCATGAGCTGGACGTGGTCCGGCGCGTCGCCGCGCTGGCGGTAAGGCAAGCCGAGGGTGAGGTTCGAGAAGTCCTTGCGCCCGCTCTCGCCCTTCTTCTCGTTCCGAAGCCAGTCCTCGGCGATGGCCTCGTAGCTCATCATCAGCGAGATGAAGGCGTCGATGTGGAACCCGGGGTGTCGGCCCTCCTCCTCGATCGAGGCGATCCAGCGCCCCCCGCGCACCGCCACGACCCGCTCGGCCTCGCTCAGGAGGTGGCCGCAGCGGCACTCGTAGCGGCTGCGGTGCGGGTGTGCCGCGTCGATCCGGAGCCGTGCGAAATCGTGGACGAAAAGGTTCTCGCAGGCCGGGCAGGTCACGTTCCAGAAGCGCTGGTCGGAGCGCTTGAACGAGCGGTCGATCCGGCAGTGCCCGGCCTTCTCCCCGTTCTCGTCACCCGTGTCGATCTCGGGCGTTGAGATTTCCAGGATCTTCCAGTCCTTGGTGGCCCGGAAGGCCGTGAAGCGGCCGAAGAACAGGTCCTCCGGATCGCCGAAGCCCGGGATCATCGCCCACTTCGACAGCTCGTCCTTGACCCCCTTCTTCGTCGTCTTCGACGAGAGGTCCATGACCGAGTTGGCGTTGCCGAGGGCGATGTAGCCGCCCGGGAACTTCTTCTCGTAGGTGGTCGAACCCGAACCGGAGCGGCTGGTCTGCGGCTCGATCACGACCCGCCCCGTGCGCCTCTGCCACGCATCGATCAGAGGCTGGAGCTTCTGCCCGTTGATGTCGCGCAGGGCGTCGATGCCCGGCACGCCGTAGAGCGTGTTCTCCGGCTCCTGGTCGGCGATGTAGAGCATCCAGCCGAGCCCGAGGATGGAGGCGCCCGACTGCTGGCTCTTGCGGATCGTGACGAGGTTGCAGGGGTGCTCCTCCCCGAGGCAGTCGGCGATCTCGGGCAGGTACGGCGCGCCCTCGGCGCTCCAGAACTGGCCCTTCCGGGGGCCGTCGATCAGCACCAGGTTCTCGGACAGCCAGCGCGACACCGACATCGGCGGCCTGGGCCGCATGTCCTGGCCGATCCGGCTCCACACCGTCCTGGCCGAGCCCGGCAACGTGCCCATCCGCTACTCCACCGGCACCTCCTCGTCCGTCACCGGCGCCTCCGCTGCCATCGTCAGGAACGCGGCTGCGATCTTCTCGCGCAGCCTCGCCGCCGCCTTCTTGAGCTCGACGCGCAGGCGGTGCACGTCGTCGAGTCCGAGTGCGATCGCGATGCCCTCGGCCTCCTGCGGCAGCCGGTCGATCAACCGGGCCATCTCGGCGGTGGCCTGGGCGACAGCCGACTCGTACTTGTCCCGGCGCAGCAGCGTCCTGCGCAGGTCACCCACTTCGATGCGGCGCTTCTCGACGTCGTGCCAGGCCTTCTGGCGCAGGGCCTCGTCGTAGCTGTCGCTCAGTTCCACCAAGGGCGGTTGGGGCGGCTTCGGCGCCTGCGCCTTCGAGGGGTCCCCGAAGCGTCCGCGCAGGTGGTCGTACTCGACGACGTTGAGCGCGGCGATCCGGCCCCGGCCGTCGCGCGCCACGGTGAGGCCGTGCTGGACGACGAGGTCGCGGGCCATCTTGAGCACCGCCTCGCGGGTGACGCCGTCGCGCTCCGCGATGCGGGCGGCCGGCCACATCACCTCAGGTGTGGCAACGTCGGTTGGCACGTCTGGCAACCCTGGCAACCGTGATTTTCGACCAGCCTCACTGGCAAAAGCCCGGGGTCTCTCGCCCGTGGGACCCGATCGGCCGGGGAAGGACCCTGACGTTACGCAGCGGGAGAGAGTCCGGGTCGAGCGGCCGAGGTCAGACGCCCAGCACCCGCCCTAGCTCGTGCGCGACGCGGGCTTCGAGGTCGCGATCGACCACCGCTCGCCACGCCGCGACCGAGGCCCCCCTCACCATCTCGTCGGGCAGGTAGAGGCCCGCGCGGACGACCACGAACCGGTCCATGCCGCCCTTGCCCTTGGTGGCGTGCTGCGTCGTGGTCTTGCTGCCGGCCCGCTCGAAGACCTGGCCGTTCCAGTTCGGTTTGGCGACCCGGTGCGGCCACCAGCCGGCCCGCATGAAGGTGTGGGCGAAGACCTGCCGGCGACTCCAGGGTGCGGCCGAGACGCCGGGCCGCGTCTCCCGGGCCTTGAAGTACTTCAGGCGGATGTCGCCGCCCTTGGCGTCGGTGCGGTAGACGAGCGCGCCGGGGCTCGCCTTCGTCACCTTGAGCGCCTTGCCAATGGTCGTGCGCGGCAGGCCGGTCTGGGGGACGAGGGCGCGGGCCGTGGCAGTCTTGGCCTTGTCGCCCGTGTGGTTCGCCGCCCGGGCGAGCACCAGCGGGGCTTTCGCCCCGGCCGCGGCGAGGCCGTTGCCGAAGCGGGCGAGCGGTGCGGTGTCGAGGCGGATCGAGAGGCTCATGGCTACATCTCGGCCCCCGGAACGCGAAAACCCCGGCGGGGTGCGCCGGGGTTCGCTTGAGTCATTCTGATGGCAGACAGAGGAGAACCAAGCTCCAGCCGCGCTGTCAAGCTGCCCTCAGGCTGGGAGGCAAGTCACGTGGATCATAGGAGAATTTCGGCGCGGCGCAGGGCGACGCGGGCGCGACGACTGTGCACGAGGCGGTGCAACGACCCGCAGTTGGCTGTGGACAACGCGGCGCTTGGGCCGGTCGCCCGTCTCCCAGGGGCGCATCGGACGGTCGCACGGCTCCAGCGCGAAGCCGGTGAGAGCCGGGGCGAGATCCTCCCAGAGGAGATCGAGGGCCGAGCGCCAGAGTTCATACTGGCCCCGCGCGACGATCGTGTCGGCCGGATCGGGATCAAGGTAGGGCCTCTGATAGGCGCCCGGCAGCGGATAGCACCGCTTATCCATGCCGTTCACCTCGATTTCGAACGGGCCCGCCTCCCCGATGATCGTCTCACGCCGAAACCACGCGGGCTTGCCGTTCGCGCCGAGCACGAGTTTCACCTCCGGCCGATCCCCCTCCCAGACCGGACAGCGGCCGAGGAGCGCGCAGCGGCGCACGAGCTCGCCGGGCGTGTGGAAGGCACGCAGCTTGCGGCCGCCGGTCTCATCCACGTGGGTGAGGCTCGCGACCGCCCGTGCCACCGCCGCCGCGCCAAGGGCTTCCGGCGCACCGAGATCGCGGATCGGGTTCCAGCCCTCCGGGAGATCGAAGCTGCAGGCCTCGAGGGCCTTCACCGCCTCCGCCGCCCGGAGCGCGTCCGGATGCGCGTCGTCGCGGGCGTAGCGGTCCGGGACGACGCCATAGCGGTTCTCGGAGGCGTCGACCCGGGTGCCGAGGGCGCCGACCTGGAGGACGCCGCCCCAGGGGCCGCCGTAGCCGGCCGGACCCTCCAGGGCGTGGTCCGCCTGCACCTTCGGGAGCTCGTCCCGGTAGGCCCAGCGCAGGAAATCTTCGATCCCGATCCGCTTTCGCATGGCGCAAACCCCTGTCCGCAACGCTGGGGATGGTTCGGCGGGGGTTCTGACCAGTTGAAAAGCAACCCCCGCCGTAATTTTTACGATACCTTTCAAAAGTTTAAGAGTGATTGGCGGAGGTGGCGGGGGTTTTTTCTCACGCTACATATGAAATTTGTCTCGGTGCTTCGGCGCGCCAAGATCCCACCCCTGAACCCCGCACGATTCCTATACGCGTGGAAAACCCCCGCCACCCCCGCCGGGGCACGGCTATCTCGCTGATGCTTTTCAGGAATTCGCCTTAAGGCAGCGCCCGAACCCGCCCCGGAACTCACGCCGCAACCCCCGCCACCCCCGCCGGATCGCCGCGCCGCGGCGGGGGTTCGGGGCGGTCAGTGCCCGAAGTCTTCGGGCTTGCGGGGCTCGCTCGGACGCAGTGGCACGCTGTGCAGCTCGCAGTCAACGTAGTAGTTGCGCCCCTCGATCTCGCTCTTGGCGAAGCGCTGCTTGAGCGTGCGGCCGAACTTGGTCTGCGAGCGCGTGCGCTTGGCGTTGGCGAGCGACCAGGACACGTAGGCCTGGTACATGTCGTTCGCCTGCACCCGCTGGCCGGGCGCGGCGCGGACGCAGGCGGCAAGGAACTCGCCGATCGGGTCCATCTCCTCCCGATACTCGGTCGTGGCGCCCTGGATGCTCGGCGCAATGGCGAGGCCATAGGTGAGGAAGTCGCGGGCGCCGTCGATCAACCAGTTGAGAATGCCGGGCGCCTCGAGGTCGATGAGCTCGCTCACGAACTCCTCGAAGTCGCGCTGGCGCTCCTTCGGCAGGGTCTGATCCCAGTGCACGACGAGGAGGCGGCGCCAGATGCCGTTGTCGGTGCCGTCGACGGTCGGGAAGCCGTTGCCCGACATGTGCGGTGTGGCGAAGCTCTGGAACTCGAAGTAGCCCTTGAACAGGGTGCGCACGGGCAGGGCCTCGCCGCCGGTGAGGCGCTTGATCAGGTCCTCCTGCAGGGGCGCGTCGGCCTTGAGCTCGGTGATGCGCACGAAGCGTTTGCCGTAGAGCCGCACGAGGTCGGGCGAGGCCGCACCGGCCGAGCGCTCGGAGGCCCCGACGATGGATTCACGCGGCAGGCCCACGGCCAGGCCCGGCCCGAGGAGGCGCGAGATCGTCTCGAGGAACACGCTCTTGCCGTTGGCGCCGAGCCCGTAGTGGAACATCACGTACTGGACCGGCAAGCCGAGCAGGCCCAGGCCAGCGAATTGCTGAACCGTGCGGCGCTTGTCAGCGTCCGGCAGCATTTCCTCCAGGAAGGCATGCCAGCGCCGCGCCACCACGGTCTCGTCGTAGGCGACGGGCACCACCGCGGTGATCCAGTCCGTGCGGGTGTGGTCCGGCACGGCGTGCAGCTCGACGCGGTAAACCCGGGCCGCCGCCCGGTAGGCCTCCTCGTCGAGCCCGTCGTGCGCCTCCTCGTCGAGCGCTCGCTTGAAGCTCAGCGTGTGCGTCAGCGTCGCGAAGGTGAGCCGGCCCGGGTTGAAGTGGTCGGGCGAGCGCCGCAGGTGCGGGGCAGCGCATTCGAGTGCGGATTCCATCCGGTTCTTGTTCTTCGAGGTGACCGCGAAGGTGCGCCGCCGGCTCCTGCGCTGGTCGAGCGCCTTCTCGGCCCGGGTCTTGGCGTCGATCGCGGCCCGGTCCTCGTTCGTGCGCTCCTCAGCCTCCTTCTTGAGGGCCGCCTTGCCGCGCTTGATCGCCTTCAGCTCGTCGGGCGTGTGGGCGAGGTAGGCAGCCTCGAGGCCGATGCGGTCGCCGAGCTTCTGGGCGATCATCCGCACCCGGGCGGCACCGGCCGCGAGATCCCAGTGGGTGCCGGTCCAGCCGAGCCAGTCGCCGCCGGGCGTGCCCTCCTGGGCCATCACCACGAGGTCCTGGCCGAAGTGGCGGCGCAGGCGTAGGCCGTTGTCGGTGTCGGAGTGGTCGAGGCCGGCGCAGGACTCCACGACGCTGACGTCGACCGCACCGAGGCCGACGCCGGACGGCTCCTCCCCGTCCTCGGCGAAGTCGTCGGCCGCGGGGTCGAACGCCTCCCGGTCCTCGGGTTCCGGGCCGCCGGCGAGCGGGGCGGGCGTGAAGGCGCGCGCGATGCGCTCTGCGGGATCGTCGGACACGGGCGGACTCGCGGAACGAAGTACGGAGAATTGGTCAGACCTGGAGTGGGCCGACCCGGCGCTCGGTGGCGTCGCCGGAGGCGGCGAGCACGGCGCGGGCGAAGGCGCGAGCCTCCGAGCGCTCCAGGGTGAGGACGAGGGTGGTATGGCGGCCCTCCCCCGCCTCCAGGGTCAGATCGAGGTTGACGCGACCGTCCTGGGTGGGGACGGGCGAGAGGGACCAGGCGACGGCGCTGGGGAGGAGCGCGGCGGCGAGGTGAGCGGTGTCAGGCATGGGCCTCCTCCGGAGGGGCGGGGTCGCGCGGCGCCTCCGGCTCGGCAAAGAGTTCGCAGAGCATGGCGGCCGGGATCTGGAGGGTGACGGTGAGGAGAAGCTCGAAGGTCGCGGCTTGGATCACGAGGAGCTCGAGGCGGGAGTGGCGGTGCTCCGTCATGCGGCGCGCGCCTTCAGCGCCGCCGGTCCGCCGTACCAGCCCGCCTTCTGCAGGGCCGCGAGGAGGTGGCGCGCCTGCTTCTGGGCCGAGGCGTCGAGGCGGCTCTCGCCCCAGCCCTCCCGGCAGAGCAGGACGAAGAGGTCGAGCGCCTCGTGGACGGGCGAACCTTCCGCAAGGTCGAGGTGGCCGGCGTCGATGAGATCCGCCACGAAGTAGTAGAGCACCATCGCGAGCTTCAGGCCCGCCTGGCTATCGATGCTCCTGACCGCCTCGAGAGCGGCGCGGGCGCTTCGGCGCAGGATCTTGAGGCGCGCGGGCTTTGGAAGGTCCGCGACCACGGCACCGAGGCTGTCGGCGAGGATCGCCCGGAGTTTGCCGAGCGCTTGGCGCGCGAGGGCCGGGTCTTCCCCTTCATCCGAGGCGACCACGAAGCCGTCGCTGTGGACGAGGCTCACCAGGAGGTGGGTGGGGATCGCGAGCTCGACGCGGGCGCGGTCGGTGAGATGGCGGGGCATGTCAGGCGGCCTCCGGGGCGGGCAGGCTCGCGGTCGTCGTCGCCGGCTCCGGCCACGCGACCAGGATGTGCTCCAGGCCGAGCATCAGGGCGGCCACGCAATCGTGGCGGCCGTCGATGACCTGGAAGCGCTCGCCGACCCACTCGCCGCGCGGGCAAGGCCAGGGCTGGTGGTCCCCGAGTTGGAGGCGGCGCTGGTAGGCGCGATCGACGTCGCCGATCGCCATGCGGGCGCGGCAGCCCAACACGATCTGGTCCACGTGCACGTAGCCGGTGACGACGCGGCGGCCGGGCGGGACGGCGAGGGAGCGGTCTTCGGCGAAGAGGATCGGGGTCATGCGCCCAGTCCAACCTTGAGGGTTGTCGGTGACACGTCGACCGCGATGAGGTTCATCACGTCCTGTGGGGTCGCGTCCCGCCAGCGCACCGGATCCGGGTGCGGAGCGCTGGTCCTCTCCTCAAGCTGGAGGATGACCCTGGCGCCCTCCGGACGAAGCCGGTAGCGGCCGGTCACGTGGAATACAGGGGCGCACGGGTAGCCGGGCATCACGCCCCCTCCCCGTTCAACACCGCCGCCAAGGCAGACTCCCGCCCGATGCACTGGCGCAGGAGCGCCTCCGTGCTCTCCGCCATCGCCAGGGTGACGCGCGCCTGGGCCAGCTGGACCGCAAAGCACTGAGGCGTGGTGCGGTCGGCCTCCGGATCGCGGCGGGTCGAGCGGTCCTCGTAGAGGCCGGAGGCGAGCAGCTCCGCGTGGAGGAGCGCGTCGCGGGCACGGACGAGGTGCTCCACGGCGACCTCATGGAGCTGCGCGAGGCTGAACCCCCCGAGCACATCCGTGAGGCCACGGCGCGGGGCGATGGTGATGGCGGCAGGAGAAGGCGCGACCGGGATGGGGCGGAGCTGGCGCTCCTCGTCGGAGCGACGGCGGCGGGCTGCCTCAGCGGCGGCGCGCACGGTCTGGGCAAGCCCCGGCAGGATGCCCGAGAAGCTCGGCGCAGGCGCGGGGCTGCGCGCGCCCTCCCCTGCCCCAGGCCGCGGCCCGGCCCGGCGCAGGCCTCCGGGCGCGGCGCTGGGAGCGGGCATCCGGTCGATCATGATGGTCGTGGAGACGGGCGGGGCGTAGGGGGCCATGATTCAGGCGGCGCTCCTCAAGACGTCGTTGAAGTCCTGCCCCTTGGGCGCGGGGGCGATGTGGACGGTGAGCCCCGGGCGGGCGAAGCGGCGGGCGGCGCGCTCCATCGCGAGCCCCGTGGCGAAGGGGTCGGAATCGCCGTCCTGGCAGAGCCAGAGCTCGGTGACCGAGGGCGGGATCGGGATCGCCGGGCCGGGGTCGTTGGCGGGGATGCCGTTCGGGACGCGGCGCGGGCGGGCGCGGCCGGCGCGATCGACGTGCGTCTCGCGCGGGTGCGCCAGCGTGCCGGCCGCGCGGCCGGCGATGTTGCCGAGCGAGACGCCGGACCAGAAGGCGCAGCCCTCGACGAAGTCGGGGCGCAGGCGCCGCAGGGCCTCCCAGGCCGAGAGCACGGTCTCGATGCCCTCGCCGAGCACCAGGCGCACGGGTTCCGGGTGGCGCACGAGTTCGATCCGGCCGCCGCCGATCGAGCCGCGGGCCTTGCGGGCTGGGACGAATTCGCCGGTGGCGGGGTCGGCGAGGCGGAGTTTCCCGTCGGGAGCCGCGAGGTCGATCCAGGTGGCGTGAAGCCCGGTGAAGCGGCCCTCTGGCGCCAGGATCGCGGCGAGGAGGGCAGGCCCTTCGTGGATCACCTCGGCCTTGGGACCGCCGTGGGCGAACAGCGGGTGGCGCAGCGCGCAGCGCAGGTGGGCGCCGGGCGGGGCCGTGAGGCGGCGCAGGGCAAGATAGGTCTCGGCCGGCGTGCCCGCGAGCGGAAGCGCGGCGCGCCAGAGGCGGTAGAGGCGGCGGCGCTCGGCCTCGCGGAAGCGCGCGGAGGCCTGGGCTTCGGCGTCGGCCTTGGCGGCGATCTCGGCCGCGCGGGCCTCCTGCGCGGCGCGGCGCGCGGCGCGCTCGGCCTTGTTTTCCACCTCACGGCCCGGCGCGGGCCGCCCGGTCAGGATCTCGACGGCGCGGGGGAAGTCGCAGCCCTCGGCGTAGCGCACGAGATCGATGACGTCGCCGCTCTCGCCCGAGCCGCGGCAGAGCCAGACCCCATGCGGGCCCTTGCCGGGGCGGATCGCGAAGCGGTCGCTGCCGCCGCAGACCGGGCAACGCCCGACCCATTCGCGGCCGGCGCGCTTGAGCCAGGGCGCATAGGCCTTCGCCCGCGCGACGAGGTCGACGGCGCGGGCGTCCGCGATCCAGTCCTCGTGGGCGAGCGGGCGCATGCGGTCAGCCCTCCACGCACGCCGCGGCCGGCGAGGAGCCGCCGCGGATGAGGGCGGCGCGCAGCGCGTCGCCGTTGACCGGCAGGCCGTCCGAGGGCGGGACCTTCGCCTCGGGGTAGAGAGTCGGGCAGTGCTGGTAGAGGTCGGCGAGGGAGAGGAGGTCGCGCCGGGCGATGTCGCGCCGCCACGCCCTCAGGTCGGGATCCTCGCCGAATGCGTCGGCCGGTAGCGCCTCCGCGCGCTTGCGCAGCGCAGCCGCCATCATCTTCGCGCCCTGCCCGCCCGGCGGCGGAGCAGCGCGGAACAGGTCTGCATTCGGGAAGTCGCTTGCGACCCGGCCGCGGTGAAATGCAGCCTGGACGGTCACGACGGGACGGGCGGTGGCCAGCGGGGCTGCGGGGCGGGCGACGGCCGCGAGCTGCTGGGCTTCGGCCTTCGCGACGATGGTGGCGCCGATCGTCGGGACGGTGGCAGAGGGGCGGCGCTGGGGCGGAGTGGGGGGTGCCGGCGGGGCCGGCGCGGGCGCCTGGCGCTCGGCCGCGTCCGGCCGGGCCGCGCGGCGGACGTTTGCCTCAGGTGCCTTCGCGGGCGGTTGCGTCTCCGCCCGCAGGCGATCGTAGGCGGCGATGTCGACCCCCGCGACCCGGCCCTGGGTGTCGCGGACGACGGCAAGGCCGTGCCGCTCGACCAGCCGCTTCACGTGGAAGGAGGCGGCAGCCGGCGTGACACGATCGCGGCGGGCGATCTCGGCGATCGGCCGCATGGTGACGGCGGGGACGGCGGGCGCCAATGCGACGGGCGGTGGGGACGAAGCGGGCTCGACAATCGGCGCGGCCTCGGTGGTCAGACCTTCCACCGCGGCGAGCGTGGGGCTGACGAAGACGGGATCGGCCAGAGGGCGCGGGGCGTGGGCGCGTGCGCCCTGGTCGGCGAGGAGGCGGGCGCGGGTCTCGTCGAGGGCGGCGAAGAGCGCGTCGAGGTCGAGGGGCGCGGCGCAGACCGGGCAGCACGGGGCGGGTGGCGCGGCTGCGGCGAGCGGCGTTACCGGCACCGCCTCGGCGGCGGGCACGGGCGCCGGGCGAGGCGTCGGCGCCGCGCGGCGGATGTCCTTGGGCGACCAGACGGGGCGGGGCTTGGCCATGCTCACCTCCGGGCCAGGAGAGAGGTCGGCCGCCCCTCGCCCGTGGCGACCAGGAGGTGCCCGGCGATTGGCAGTGGCGCCCGGCGCGGATGCGGGGCCGCGCAGCGGGGGGTGTCCCGGTAGGGCGCGGGGCTGTGGGCGTAGAGGTCGGCAAGCGCCTGCAGGCCCTGCGCGGCGCCGACCAGGCGGTCGCGCTCCTCGGCTTCCTCGTCGGTGAGGCCGCGCTGGGCGACGCAGGCGCGGCGCAGGAGGTACTCGGCTTCCTCGCGCAGGAGGGCCGCGTAGGCCGGAGCCTCGGGCGAGCCCGGCGGCGGAGCGCAGGCGAGGAGCGACGCGGGCACGGCCACGCGTCGGACGACACGGTCGGGTGACATCGAGAGCCTCTGAGAACACGCTCCGCCGCGTCCGGGCGGGTGGCGGTGGCCGGGTGCCCGGTGATCCGGGTCTGGCGGCTGTTAGGTGGTGGGCGACGGCGGAGGGGCCGGCGCCGGGGTGTCGCGGTCGGGCGGGCCGGTGCCGGGTGGGGGATAGAGGGCGTCGGCCTGGGCGCGGTGGAGGCGCGCCCGCGCCATCGCCTCGTCACCGCGCGCGCGCTCCCGCACGGCAACGGCGTAATGCGCGGCGGCGGTGCTCCGCAGGTCGCGGGCGCGGGCGCGGTACCAGAAGGCGAGGAGCCATCTCATCGCCGCTCAGACCTCCGCCCCTGGGTGAGCCAGACGCCCCAGCGCGTTCGCCGATTGCCGCGCCTCACGAGCCGCGCGCCGGAGCTGATCAGGATCGACCCGACCGCCCGCCGCATCGCAGCGGGCAGCCAGGCGCTCCAGAGACTCAGCCACCGCAGCGAACGTCTGGCCGTGGTCCGCCATCTCGCGCTGGCGCTTGGTGTGGGCGGCACGGATGGCATCCATCTCCTCCGCGCCAATGCGGCGGGCCTCCCGCCGCCAGATGTCTTCGGCGCGTCCATAGCGCATGGGCTCCTGGAGAAACGCGGACGCGCGGCGGGCCGCACGGTCGATCGCCGCCTTCACGGAATCGCCGGCCGGGCGGGGCTCGGCGAGGTCCCGCAAGAGGGCGGACGCCTCATCGATCGTCGTCATGCGGCGGCCCTCGGAAGGGCGTTCCGAGCGCTCGGAATCTTTTTCCGAATTCTCGGAGAAGAATTCCGACATCTCGGAAGCCTCCTGTGGTGAACTGTTAACACCACAGCGGAGCGGCCCTGGCGGGCCGGATCAGAAGAGGAGGCGAGAAGGTGGTGGTGACGCGCACGGCGGGCTCTGGCGGGCACGGGCCGGGCGCGACGAGGATCGACCCCAAAGAGGCCGGAGCCATGAAGGCTCCGGCCAGTCAGGGAGGAAACGCCCGATGAGGGCAGCGTCCCGGCCGCCGTGTCACCGGCCGGGACCTCGGACCGGCGCTGGCGGGCGCCGGAAGCGGGGGGAAAGGGGTGATCGGCCGGGTCCTTACGGAGCTCGGCCGACCCCGCGACCATCGGAGCTGCGACCCAACCGATGGAGCGAGCGGTGGCAGAGACGGTGTTCGGAGACGGCGAGATCGCGGCCTGGGGTGACGCGCTGGAAGGCAAGCGCCCCCGCGAGATCGAGGAGATCGAGTGGTTCGGTTTCCCCCAGGTCGAGAGCTTTACGGCCGCACTCACGAACGTGGCGATGGCGTTCCGCTTCGTCGATCGAGACGGCAAGGTGATCGACTGCCTGATGAACCCTGTGGTGGCGCGCGCAGTCGCGGTGACGATTCTCAACGGCGGGATCGAGGCGGGATGGCTGGACGCGAAAGGCACCGTCATCGCGCCCCTCCGGCCGAAGGAGCATTGATGAGTTGAGCGACGAGGGTGCCGTGGATCGGCTCGGCGCGCGTGGGTGCGCGGGCGCCGAGCCAGGCCGCACCGAGAGGGAGGGGAAGCGGGCCGGGTCCGAGCGGGGACCCGGCCGCCCCTGCGGTCGCCCCCCGGCCGGCGGGTGACTGGGCGGGCAGCGACCGAGGCGAAGGGCCGAGGGGCCGAAGGAAGCGCCGCCGGAGCATCACGCCGCCTCCCGCTCGCGCGTGACCCGCGGCCGGGGCAGGCGCGTCGCCTCGAAGGTGGCGCGCAGGGCCGCAATCTCGCGCTCGAGGCGGCGCAGGTCCCCGGCCATCAGACCAACCGCGAGGATGGCGCCCATGACGCCTCCTCCGAGGAGGCTGGCGAGGGCGATGAGGGCGGAGAGGGTGGCGGGGGAGAGCATCACGCCGCTCCTGCTTCAGCAGGGGTGGGGGTGGGCTCAGGACGCTCGACGCCCGCGGGCCACGGCACGTCGGCGGGCCAGTGGTCGGCGAACCATTGGCAGGCGCGATCGTAGGTGCGGATCCGGAACGATGCAGCAGGCGCGTCGCCGACCTTGTCGAAGAAGCGCCAATCCCCGCATGCGGCCTGCGCCACCGTCGTCGAGGACGTGCCCGTGTGGGCGCAGTACGCGTCGCGGAGGGCAAACAGGTGGTCGCGGAGCGTCTGTTCCATGGCCATCAGAAAACATCAGATTTTGCTGACGGTCAATCAGAAACTTCCGGCTAGGTGGAATGCCCGAGCTATCGGATAATTCCGATATGAACACGCTGAAGGAACGGGTGGACTATCTCTTGAGGCTGCGCGGCCTGTCTCAGGCCGATGCTGGCAGGCTCGGCGGATTTAAAAATCCTGCGTTCATCAATGATTTAGTCATCGGCAAGAAAAGGAGCATCCGGGGCGAGAGCGTGCCGAAGCTCGCTCGCGCTCTGCGGACGAGCGAGGACTTCATCCTCGGAAAGACACAAGACCCCGACGCCGGGGTGGCGGCCAACGACTCTGGCCCGATCTTAGGCGCCAAGGCGCCTCCAATAACTGATCATAAACCTCCGAAGACAAGACCAGAAGCGGCCGGCGGCGACTCGAGCCATCCAATCCTCACCCGTGTGCTTGAGCGCATGGCCGAGGTTGGCCTCTCTGAAGACGACCTTTCGGAACGGGCGAAGCTGTCCGACCCCCTCGATCACCTGCGGCTCTCGTTGCAGGCGGTGGCGGGCAAGCCGCGGCTCGACATCGCCCTCCTCAACACCCTTGCGAAGCCGCTCTCGACCACAGCCACATGGCTCATCACCGGCATCGGAGCCGGGCGGCCGGGAGTGCCGGCGGCGATCCTCGCGCCCGCTCTCACGGATCCGCCCGCCGAGGATGAGGTGGTCCCCTCAACCAGCCGGATCGTCGACGCCGTGTTTGGAGGTATCGTGGAGGCTGGCACATTCCGCGAGGTGGATGAGTTCTCCGACGTTGCGCCGCCGCGCGTGTCCGCCCTTGCGGATGATGAATATCCCTACGCCCGGATGTTGGTCTTTGACGTGCGGGGCGATTCGATGGACGCGCTGCGCCCTCAGGCGATCCCCGATGGGAGCCGCGTTTCGGGTCTTGATTTCGAAAGCCTCCGCGGCCGCGTCGCGCTCTACACGGGGATGGTGGTAGTGATCGAGCGCACGCGCGACGGCGGCCACCTGCGCGAGCTGTCGGTAAAGCAGCTCGAGATGTACGAGGACCGGTACGAGTTCCACCCGCGGTCGACGAACGAGCGGCATAAGCCGATCGTCGTGCCGCATGAGCGCGACCCGGACGACGGACAAGAAGTGCGCCTGCTCGCGTGGGTGCGCGAGATACGTCACCGGGTCTGAGACGCAGCCCGCCAGATCATTAGGCGCCGTCTGCAAAATGTCCAAGGACCCGGCCTTGTCCAGAGCCGCACGCTTGACAAGCAAATGGAATATTTCTGATCATGTGGCGCACCATAGCGTCAATAGACTTGGGATCAAGGCGCCGCATGCCAAGAGTTATATGCGGGTAAGTCTCGTTACCACAGCCAAAGCAGCGGACCCGAAGCTTTCTTCTGTGCTCGACAAGCCCTCCGACACAATCCACCCCCACAACCATGCCGAGCATCCATGCGCGCGTCTGTTCACATTCCGTTCTCATTCCGCGGCCATGTCAAGGCGGGCGGAAGCACCATCAACGCACGACCGCGGCCGCTGACCGTAATCGCGGCAGTCGCGAGCGCTGTCGCGTTCACGACGCCCGCGCGAGCTGCGGATGAGTGCGCCTTTCTCACGGAGCAAGTTGCGCGGGCGACCGAGGCGACGGCGGTCGACCGCACGCCGGGGGGCGGGTGTGCACTTCAAGATCTGGTCGGATCGGTCGATCATGCTGACCTGCTACCCTTATTTCGGTGTCGACGCGCAGTGGGGCTCCCGCCTTCCGCCCGAGGTGTTCTTTCGCGCTATCGCCAAGGCGGGCGAGATGGTGACGGGACAGCCGGCCGCCGCTCTGGAGGCCGCCTCGCGCCGCTGCTATCGCCGCGCGCTCGCAACGCCGAACGACTACGACAACGTTGAGGTGCCCGGCGCCCGGGTCTGGTGCAGCACGGATCGCGACAACCCGTATTTCAGCGTCGATATTCGGCGCCCACAGGGAAAGTGAGGCGAGGTATGATCCGTGGCCCTTTTCTGAGCGCTACCTGCCTCATTTTCAGCATCGCCGCCGCGCATGCGGCTGAACTTACCATCGCTTTCGCAGACGCCGGACCAGCCGTCACAGCGGCCTCGACACGCCTCGGCGATCATCTCGACTGGGGTGCGGCAGAATGTGGAGAGCCGAAATATCTCAGGAACGTGTGTGTTTGGGAACTCGGAACGAAGTTCAGCTTTACAGCGAGCGCCATGGGTGAGGCGAGCAGGGCTCTCATGCTCGTGACGCAGTGGCGCAAACCAGATCTCTCTGACCCATCTGAGACCAAGGCTTTTCGACTTGCCTGCGACGCGCTGGTGGCGGCCCTGAGGCCGACTTGGTCCGCATCGCAGGTCCGCCAGTTCACGACTCGCCTGCGCGGCAAGATGCGCGCAGATCGATCGGTGGTGGATGGGGGCATTCGCTTCTCTTTCTACACATGGCCGGAGACGCTCACCTGCGAGGCGCAGCCGGACGCGTGATCTTCCTGATGCGTCTGAAGCCGCAGCAGCGCAGCCATCAGAAAAATCTGCTTTCTGATTGACTATCAGAAAAAACTGACACAGGATCTTGCCCATCGCCCGCCAGCGATGGAGCCCGCCCCGTGTCCGCGCCCCCTGATGTTCCCGCCCTTCCGGGCGGAGGTAATGGTCCGTCCGATTCTGTCGTGATCGGGCCCCGGGCGGGAGGCGGCCCGATGAGCGCCGGCCGTCCTCCCCTCTCCGGCGCCGATGTCGTCCGGGCGTTCCTCGGCAAGATGCTGGCGGAGTGCCCCGGCCCGATCCTGTCGGGGGCCGTGGTCTACCGCGCCTATGTGGGCTGGTGCCGGCGCGAGAGGACTGCGCCGCTCGGCTCCGCGGCCTTCCGGGACGCGGTCGCGGGCCTCCTGGCCCCGGGCTCGGTGACGCCGCAAGGCGCGCTGCTCCGCCACACCTTCAAGGACCCGATCGCCGGCTTCCTCGCCACCGACACCAGGCCGGCGCCCGGCTTCTTCCTCTCCACAGGCGCCCTCTACCGCCGCTACGCCGACTGGTGCACCGACACGGGGGAGCGGCCGCTCACCCCTGGCCACCTCAACGTCCGGGTCGCGGCCCTGCTCGGCCAGGACCTGACCCGGCTCGACGGCGCGCGCGGCCCGACCTGGCTGTGGTCCGGTATCGCTCTCGACGACGGCCTGCCCGTCGAGGCGGTGGCCCCGGGCGATCTCACCGATGCGGCGGAACTGCGCGCTCTGCCGGCGGATGCGCGGGAGGTGGCGTGATGGAGGCCACAGCCCCTGAGATGGTCACGGCGCTCCGCGCCTGGAGGGCTCGCTCAGTGCCCGCCCGTCTTCGGCGTGCAGACCTGCGCCTCGGCATCGAGCAGCGTCTCCCTCAACATCGTCGCGACCTGCGTGAATGCGACCCCGGGCGTGACCCCATCGGGGAGAGGCTGCTGCAACTCCGTGAGGTCCGCCACGACGCCCCGCATCAGCTCCCGGTTGACCAGCGCGAACCCGCCCGGCACCGCCGTCTCATAGGCGAGCGCCAGCCGCAGGAGGGTCTGCTCCAACAAGCCGTAGGCCACCTCCGCCTGCATGGCGCGGTCCTCGGCGGAGGGCTCCTCGTCACCTTCGGGGAACTGCTGATTCGCCATGGTCTGAAGCGTAGGGGAGGCGCCTGATGCGCACCACCCCGCGCTTCACCCGCCAGCAGGTCCTCAGCGCCTACGCGCTCGGCCGCTCGGACAGCTTCGCGGACCTGCCCTGGTCACTGCCGGCGTTCGTCCGAGAGCACGATCGCCTCGGTGGCACGGAGCGTCTCGCGCAGCTCCATCGCGATCTCCACCAGGACGGTGTCCGCCGCGACCCCATCGGGGAGTTTGTATTGGAGATCGCGAAGATCGGCGACGACGTCGCGCATCAGCGCGCGGTTGAGGCACTCGAACCGGCCCGGGGCTGCCCGCTCGAAGGCGAGCGCCAAGGTCTGATAGGCGCGCTCCAACAGGCAATAGGCAACCTCCGCCCGCAGGGCGCGCTCCTCGGGGCCGTGGTCGCACTCGGTCTCGCAGCGCTGCTGGTCAGCCATGACCTGAGACATAGGGAGGGGCGTTGATGCGCACCACCCCGCGCTCTCCCCTGACGCCTTCGCAGAAGCTTGCCCTCCTGGAGTCCCAGGACCACGTCTGCCCGCTCTGCGGTCGGGAGATCTACCCGGGCGACCGGCCCCGGCATGAGCATCTGCGGGCGCTCGGCCTCGGCGGCACGAACGCCTTCGCCAACCTCGCCATGGTCCACGGCCGCTGCGCCGACGTCAAGACCTTCGGGCCCGAGGGCGACCTGACAAAGATCGCCGACGCCAAGCGCATTAAGCGCAAGGCCTTCGGCTTCGAGGTGCCTCGCCGCCCGATGCCTGGCGGCCGATCCGACAACCGCAAGCGCACCATCGGCGGCGGTGTCGTCGACCGCGCCACCGGCCTCCCCTTCCCTCGCCCGCACGTCTGATCGCCCCCGCCCGCCCGAGGTCGCCCCGCCATGTTCTGCCCCCAAGACGCCCACGCCCGCACCACGGTCCTGCAGGACCTGCAGGCCCATCTTGCCGGGATGCACCTCCCCGGCGGCTCGGTCGACACGTGGCTCGAGGAGGTGCCGACCTTCTGCCTCGGCGCCATCCGCCATCCCGACCCGCGCGACACCGCCCAGGCGCTCCTGATCCTGGTCGGGCGCTGCCGCGGCGCACACCTCATCGACCCGCTCGTCGATCCCTTCACGGCCGACCTCACCAACGTCGCCCAGGCGCCCCGCGCCTATGCGGCCATCAACCGCTGGGCACAGCGCATCCTGGCCCGCGACGGGCTTCAGGTGGCGTGATGGCCGCCCAGCCCTGGATCCCCTCCCGCTCCGGCCTGCCCATCGACCTCGTCAGCCCCAGCGAGACCCAGGTCGACTTCCGCGACGAGGCCTGGGCGCTCGCCCACCTCAACCGCTACGGCGGCCACCCAGACACGCCCGTGTCGGTCGGCCTGCATCTCCTGATCGGCTTCGAGATCCTGGGCGACCTGGGCGAGCACGCGGTGAAGCCCTGGTGGCTGCTCCACGACACTCACGAGACCCGGATCGGCGAGCGCACCTCTCCGACGCTGGTGGCCGAGTGCGCGATCGCCGCCGAGATATACGGAGGCACCTTCGCGGAGCAGCTGCGTGCCGTGCGCCTCGCCTTCGCGGGCCGCCACGACGCCGCGATCCATCGCGCGGCGGGGCTCCCCCTGCCGACCGCCGCCCAGCGCGAGGTCATCCGGCGCGCGGATCTGATGGCGCTCGCCACCGAGCGCCGGGACTTCCTGCGCCGGGGACCGGCCGCCCTGCGCCGCCCCTGGCTGATCGACCAGCTCGGCATCCCCGAGGGCCGCAAGGCCTGGAGCTTCATCGCCCCGGCCGACGTCGCGGCCTGCCTCTACCGCCTCTTCCAAAGCCATCTGCCGGCGCTGATCGCCGGCCGCGCCGCGTAAGCCCGAGTCCCCTGCCATGCCCCGCTGCCCACACGACGAACACCGCACCCTGGTCGCCTTCGCCGACTGGCTGGAGGCCGACCCCGACGCCGGCTTCGTGGTCGCCACGATCCAGCCCGGCACGCCGGAGACCGGCGGCCTCACCCGGATGGGGGATGTCGGTTGCAGTCCGGTCGAGCTGCTCCTGTTCGCCTGCCGCCTCCTGGATCTCGTCTCGGACCAGCTGCGCGCCGGCCCGGCGAGCGAGGTGGACCGACGCGTGGTCGGTTCGATCGAGACGGCGCTCGCGGCCCTCGGCGTGCGCGCCACGGAGATCGCGGCATGAGCGGCTCCCTCAACCGCGCCACCCTCGTCGGCCACCTCGGCAAGGATCCCGAGACCCGCACCACCCAGCGCGGCGACAAGGTGGTCACCCTGCGCCTCGCCACCTCAGAGTCCTGGAAGGACAAGGCGACCGGGGACCGCCGCGAGGCCACCGAGTGGCACACGGTGGTGATCTTCAACGAGCCCCTCGCCCGGGTCGCCGAGCAGTACCTGAAGAAGGGCGCCAAGGCCTACGTCGAGGGCCAGCTCAAGACCCGCAAGTGGCAGGCCCAGGACGGCTCGGACCGCTACAGCACCGAGATCGTCATCGGCCAGTACGGCGGCACCCTGCTCCTGCTGGATCGTGCCGAGCGCACCGCGCCGGACGAGGGCGCCTACGGCAGCCCGCGCACCCGCGAGCCCTCCTACGCCGACGCCCGCAACGGCACAGCCCGGCCGGCGCCGCAGCGGCCCGCCGACCTCATCGATGACGACATCCCCTTCTAGGACCGGAGACCCGCGCATCCATGGCCGCCCCCTCGAAAGTCGCCGCTGCTCTCTCCGCCCCCGATCGCCTCGACCGCATCGCCCACATGGCGCGCGTGATGCGCGAGCGAAAAGCCGCCGACGGCGCCTGCACCTTCGCCCACCTCGCCGCAGCTGGGTTCTCGGAGGCGGAGATCGAGGCCTACCGCGACGACGCGCGTCAGATCCTCTCGGGCCGCCCGATACCGATCACCCTGCCTGCCGGCCGCATCGAGGGCCTCGCCCTCGTGCGGCAGGCGCAGGTGGTGCGGGCCCGCCGGGAGGCACCCGCATGCTGACCGAGCACGAGTCGGACGCCGGGATCCCGATCACGTGCGGGCTCGGCGTCTCGGCCGAACGCGGCTACGTCGTCCTGGTGCGCATCGGTGAGGAGCGCCCGGCCGGCTTGACGCCCGCCGAGGCGCTCCAGTTCGCCGACCTCTGCATCGCGCGCCACCGCGCCGTGGGCGCGATCCTCGCCGAACGCCTCCGCCACCATGCAGCGCTCGCCGCGCAGCTCAACGCCGATCCGGCCGCGTGCGCCCACCTCCCCCAACTCGCCCAGCCCGCCGCGGGGCGGGCCTGAGCTGTCCCCGCCCCTCTCCCGCCTCCGGAGACGCCCGATGGCCTCCTCTGTCTCACCATCCCTGCAGCGCACCGCCGACCTCGTCTGCGCCTACGTGACCAAGAACCCGATCCCGGCCGCCGAGCTGCCGGCCCTGATCGCGCGCGTGCACGACAGCCTCATCGCCCTCGACGCGCCGCCCGCGCCCGAACCGGCACCGCTCGTCCCGCCAGTCCCGATCCGCAAGAGCGTGACCGAGGACGCCATCATCAGCCTTGAGGACGGCAAGCCCTATCAGTCGCTGAAGCGGCATTTGACTGCCCGTGGTCTGACGCCTGCGGCCTACCGCCAGAAATGGGGCCTGCCGCCGGACTACCCGATGGTCGCGCCGGCCTATGCGGCGCGGCGCTCGGAGGCCGCCAAAGCGAACGGCCTCGGCCGGCACCGTGACGTGGCCTGACCATGACCAACCTCGTCACTGGCCGCCCCTCCTGGACCATGTGGACGGGGCGGCCGACCCTTCGCGGTCAAGTGCGTCGGCACTCGCTCGCGAACCGATCAGTCACAGGCTCGCACGTAGCGGTTCTTCAACGGATTGAAGATCATCTCGCAGTCGCCGTAGCCGCCGTAAGAACTCATGAGGTACCCACCGGCCGCGCCGCCCCAGCCGATGGGGTAGAAGCCGCCATGCCGGTGGAAGCCGCCGTGGCCCCACCCGCCATGGTGGCCGCCGAACCCGCCGGGGTGCGGTTCACCGACCGCGATCCCGCGGCCTCGGCCGAAACCGCGTCCACCGCTCCCGCCACGCGCGTCAGCACCACTCATGCCAGCGGCCAGCGTCGCGAGGGCGAGGCTCGCCATCATCATCGTCTTGATTGCTTTCATGTTTTATCTCCCAGGTTGGGAGAATTACCCTGCGCTTGGCAGCATCTCGCGACTGTGATGCGTCTCACACTCGCCGGGCGACCTGCATGACCTTCCCCATCCTCGCCGGTCTCCGCGTTCGCCTTCCCCTCGCCCCGAGCGAAAATCCCGACGAGGTCGGCGTCGTGCGCTGCGCCGACGGCCACGAGGTCTTCACCGTCAACACCGCGGGCTCCTGGCCCAACGCGACCGCTCACGCGGTGGCGGCCTTCCTGGTCGCCCGGATCAATGCTGATGCGCCCCGCACGCCGGCCGAGAGCGCCGAGGTCCTGCGCTCTGCCCTCGGGTCTATCCGGGCGATCCTGAACTCCGTCGCGGAGGAGAGCGAGGCGGCGATGGCTGCGTTCCAGGTCGCAGAGGATGCGCTGGCGGAGGTCGTGCCCCTGCAAGCGCCGGAGCCGTCCGCATGACCGCGCCGGTGCGTTTAAACTCACCCGCTCCGAAGGCTCAGGAACGGGAAACAGCCCCGCTTCCGGCGCCCCGGACCTGCCTGGAGTGCGGAGAGCCCTTCCGCCCCTCCATGCGCCACGGCGAGTTCTGCGCCCCGCCCTGCCGCCAGCGCTTCAATAACCGCCGGCTCCAGCGCGGGGCGGAGGTCTACGACCTCTGGATGGCGTTCCGCTTTCAGAGGTCTCTCGCCCGCGCCCTCAAGCTCCTCTCCTGCCTCAACCGCCTCGCTCACCTCTACCGCCAGGAGGACCTTGCGGAGCGGGCCGGGCGCTCGTCCTGGCGGGCGCCCGAGGTGGTACTGGCGGGCCGGCCGTACCTGCGGGCGGTGCGGCTGGTGCAGCGGCGGAGGGCGCGCGATGCCTAAGACCGCACCCCAAGCCTGCGTCATCCGCTTTCGCGTCGAGCCGGGCGACGTGCCGCCGGAGAAAGTGGCGCGCCGGCTGCACCTGACCCTTGCGGCTTTCGAGGCCTGCAAGACGCGACTGTTCCTGCGCGGCTTTCCACGGCCGGACCCGGACACCGGCATGTACGACCTGGAGGCCGTCGACCGCTGGCGTCACCGCCGACATCCGACCCTGTTCCCCGAATTGACCGCCGCCGACGAACCGCCGACATCTAAGGCGCCCGCAAAGAGCCTGGGAGCGATTGCGCGTGAGGCCGAGGAGCGGCGCCGGAATGGTTGACCTGCCGCGCCACGTCCGCGGCCGTCCGAATCCGACCGGGCGGATGTACTACTCCTACGAGAAATTTCGCGGCACGCCGCGGGCGTGGCCGGTGGTACCGATCCCGGACGATCCGCGGGATGACGCCTTCTGGCGCCGATGTCGGCAGTGCGAAGGGCTGAGCGCCGAGCGGCGGGGCGAGCACTGGACGTGGACTTGGACCGGCGCGACCGGGCGCGCCCATCCACTGCCGGCACCGCGTGGCGAGGGCGGGCCCGCAGCGTTCTGGACGGCTGTCGACGCGGCCGAGCGGCGCGACCGCACGGCGGACGGGAGCGAGCGCAAGACCTTCGGGGCGCTGATCGACCTCTACCTCGCTCATCCCGCCTACGCGAAGCTCTCGGAGCTGACGAAGCGCGACTATGACCGCCACCTGCGGGTGATCCGCCAGGACTGGGGCGACCATCCGGTGGCGGCGCTGACGGCCGTCGACGCGCAGGAGGCGATCGATGCGCGCGCCGCCACACCGGCCGTGGCGCGCTATTACCGATCCGTCCTCTCGAAGCTCCTGTCCTTCGGCATTCCGCGCGGCTTCTGCACGGCAAACGTCGCTAAGGGTACCGAGAAGGTCGCGCACACGGTCGAGCCGCACGTGCCCTGGACCGACTGGGCGTTCGAGGCCTTCTTCGAGCACGCCCGCCCGGGCCTTCACCTGCCGGTGTACTCCGCGCTCTACACGGGCCAGCGCTCGATCGACGTGATTCCCATGCGCCGGCCGGCGGTGGGCGCCAACGCGATCGAGATGATCGCCCGCAAGACGGGCGCCCACGTCTTCGTCCCGATCCACTCGGAGTACCGGGACATCCTCACTCACATGCACATCGACCATCCGGCGCTGCACCTGCGGGAGGATGGCCTGCCTTGGACGCTGGGGGCCTATCGCACGGCCTGGCAGCGGGACTTCACGGGCATCAATGCCAAGGGCCAGCCCACCACGGCGTCCCCGGCCAAGAGGGCGGCGATGGCACGCCTGCGCGAGGCGGGATTCGTCTTCCATGGCCTGCGCAAGAACGCCGTCAACATGCTGCTCGAGGCCGGCAACACCGAGGCCGAGGTCTCGGCGATCGTTGAGATGAGCGAGCAGATGGTGCGCCACTATGCCCGCGACGTGAACAAGCGCCGGCTTGCGGTGAACGGGATGCGCAAGCTGGAGGAGGCGTGGAAGGAGACCCGCGCCAACCTGTTCGGCACCGGCCACTCGACGCACCGCTGA